CCCACGCCGGAGCAGGAGAACGCCAAGACTTTCTACTATCTCTCCGATGGTGCCCGCACGGGATTCCCCGCAGTCGGTTTCAAGTCCGCGATGGTTCGTGCAGGAAAGACTTGTGGAGAGGTTATGGTTGACCTCCGTACCAAGTTCCACGTTATTGCCGATGACCGTGAGACGGGACTCATCGAAATCCACGGAGAGCCGAGGATGCGCTGCGATGTGGTCAAGGTCGGTGGCATCAGCAAGACCTCTTCCCCTCGCTATCGTGCCGAGTATCCCGAATGGTGGGCGAACATCACCATCCAGTACCTCGAAGGTGTCATCACTCCCGAAAAGTTGCTCACTCTTCTCAACACGGCAGGATTCACTTGCGGAGTTGGAGAGTGGAGACCAGAGAAGTGCAACAGCGGTTCGTTCGGCTTGTTCCAAGTTGTGAGCGACTAATCACGGCAGGAATGGTTGGGTTAGTTCCGTTTTGGTCTGGCGAGGTGAGGCGTGGCGAGGTAGGGCACGTTCAGGTTTGGCCCGTTTAGGTCTGGCAGGAGTGGCGAGGTGTGTTCAGGTGGGGTGCGATAGCGCGAGGTATGTTACGGCGGGGTTTGGTTCGGCAGGAGAGGTACGGCGAGGCACGGTCGGGTAAGGCCAGGCGTGGTTGGGCGAGTTTCGGCAGGACTGGTATGGCAAGGTGGGGTGGGGTCGGGTCTGTCCCGTTTTGGTGTGGCAAGGTATGGCGGGGCAGGAGTGGTTTGGTATGGCAAGGTGCGGTTGGTTAAGGTGTGGCGGGGTAAGGCGAGGCACGTTCCGGCAGGAGGGGCACGGTCAGTTTTGACTCGGCAAGGCTCGGTATGTCACGGCTTGTTTTAATTTTCAATAACTATGTATTCATACACAATTCAAGGTATCTACAAAGTCCCCGCAGAAGTAGCAGGGAAAGAACTTGAGAGAATCCGTGAAAAGTACGGAACTCTCGAAGCAGAGAAAGTCGTGGAAGAGTCGAAAGACGACTCCTCGGTGCTACATTCCATTTTTGAATGGGATGACAAGAAGGCAGCCGATTCGTGGAGAGTCAACCAAGCAAAGGCTCTCATTCGCAGTATCGTTGTCACTGTCGAACGTGAGGAGATAAAGTGCAAGGTCAGGGCGTTCGTGAGTGTAGCCAATGCTCCGGGCGAGAAAGCATCCTATGTCCCCATCAACGATGCATCCAACAACGAGTATGCGAAGCGGTATTTAATGGACTGCGCCAAGCACGATATGGAGTGCTTTACATCAAAGTATCGCACATTATCGGAACTTGGCGAGATCATTAGCCAGATGAAGTTGTTTCTGGACTAAAACAAGAGTCTAACTCTTTCTATCATAACGTTTAGTGCAACACTAATTTACAAACAATTCATCACAAAACCAAAACGTTATGAAGAAAGTTTTAGCACTTCTCATCGGAGTCCTCGGACTCGCATCCTGCAACAAGGAGACCTCCATCCCCACACCCGTCAACACCGTCACCATCGGTATCAAGCAAGTACAGTCCGGCAGTATGACAAAGGCATCCGATGCCGAGGTCAAGTCCGTACTCGACAACACCACGATGTCAAGGACAATGGCACTGAAACTCACATCCAAGGAGAATGGGAACATCTACACGGTCACGGTCAACGAACCAATAGACCTTCCCATCGGCACTTACACGGTCTTTGGAGAATACACCGCACCGAAGATAGCCGATGCCTATTCCGCAAACCTCTTCTCCGAGCCGCCGTTCCACGTTGACCAGGAACTTGTCATCACGGAGGATGATACCAACTACCTCGTGGATGCCATCTATGACTGCATCGCCCTGGTGTTCGATATGACGGTCACGGGCAAGGTGGAACACAAGACGGCAGAAAGGACTTACACCGAGTTGTCCTTTACCGATGACTTGTCGGTGGCGTATGCGAGATGTACGAGGCTCAATGCGGAGATGACCTACCACGTTCGTGTGAGTCCGAAGGACAACCTTCTCGGTAGCCAGACGGACTTCACGATCCAGTGGATGGACAATGGGGAAGGTCTGCACGTTGCCAACGGATTTTGGTACTTGCTGACACCCGATTCTCCGACTACGATTTTCGGCACACTTGGGGTTCATTTCCCCGAATGGCAGAAAGGTTAAACAATCAGAGGGGTGGAGTCCGTGATGCATCCGGCGAAATGGAACATTTAAGGTGCGGGTTCGAGTCCCGCCACCCCTCCTAAACTTCTAAACACATCTAATATGAATCGAAAGAAACTTAACAACTGTGAGGTCTATGACTATCTCAAGACCCACACCATTGAGGAGGCTATGGTAAAGTTCGGTGCGGGCGAAAAGGCACTCCAAAATGTCAAGCGCATCGGTGATGACCTTCTCTCAAGGCGCACACAACCCCTTGACCAATTCACACCGCGTGACCTTATGGCAGAGCTTGCAAGGCGAGGCTATCGTGGCAAGTTGACTTTCGTCCAAGAAATCGACATCAATAACTTTTAGATATGGCAACAAAGAAACCCATCAAGAAAGAGGTGTACTACCTCGCATCGTGGAACGCACGGCAGGACGGGAACGTTATCAAAGTAACCGTCAAGTGTAAGAAGGTCGGCGACAAGTACGTCGCCCTCGACAAAACACCCATCCCCGACTGGGCAGACATCAAGAAACTATGACACAATTCGAGAAGGTCGTTCTCTATGGACTTGCCACACTCTATCAAGAGCAGACGGGTCTCGCAATAGACGAGATACTCGCCGATTGGCAAGCCCAAGCGGAGAGCAAATGGCCAACACAAAAGACCATAACCTCCGATGAGGATGCGGATGTACTTGAGGTGTATAACGCATACCCAAGCCGGGATGCCAACAACGGCAACCGACCTACGGGTAAAGGGCAGAAGGACAAACAACACATACGAAACCTTCTCGCCAAAGGCAAGTACACCAAGGAACAACTGCTTGCCCTCATCCGACAAGAGGTGGATACCAGGGAAGAGACGGGGGCATACCTACGGAACTTTTCAACGTTCTTAAACAATATGCCCGACCTTGAAGAAGGAGACTTATTCTAATGACAGAGGAGCAAATACAACAGGTACACGCGTGGTGGCAGATATTCCAAAACGGAGGCGAACTTACCGAGATTCGCATCGTGGGAAAATACACCGACTCCGGCTACTATAAGGACATCAATAACCTTATCCGTGATGTCGATGCCAACGCACACAAAGGTGCGGTCTATTTCACCATCAATACCCCCAAGGAGGCTTGCTATGGGCGAAAGCAATGCGAGTGTATGCCGATGGGCGGGAAGTTGGCTACGACCGCCGATGCCGACATCGAGGCAAGACGATTCGTCCTCCTCGACCTCGACTGCGTGACGGGTGTATCCGATGTCAACTCCACCGATGAGGAAAAGCACTTCGCACTACTCAAATGCCGCGAGATATTCGCCTACCTACGGCGCGAGGGTTTCTACGATGGCATTGTCAATGACTCGGCAAATGGGTATCACATTTTCATCCCTTGTGACCTCAAGAACACCAATGAGGACGAGGAGCTTGTAAAGCGGTTCACCTATGCGATGTCAATGCAGTTCTCCGATGAACACGTCAAGGTGGACACATCGGTCTATAACGCATCACGCATCGCCAAGTTGCCGGGGACATTCTCCAACAAGGGTAGCGCGGACAGCGAGGACCGTCCCCGACGGATGTGCAAGATATTGTCCGTCCCAACGGAGATAAAGAAAAACCATCGTTCCTACTTTGAGCGCATCGCCACCCTCTACCCCGAGGAGGAAAAGCCATCAAGGTTCAATAACTACTCGTTGCAGAAGTTCGACCTTGAGGACTTCATCCAAAGACACGGCATCGAGGTGGTGAAACGCATCGAGGTGGCAGATGGTACGCGGTACATCCTCGACCATTGCTTGTTCAATCCGAACCACAAGGGAAAAGATGCGGTCTTGTTCCAACACAAGAGTGGTGCGGTGGCTTATTTCTGCTTCCACAATTCGTGTCAAGGCAATGATTGGCACACACTACGCGAGAGACTTGAACCCGGATGCTACGACAAGCGATACGGCACACAAGCGCAACTACAACGCACGTGGAGACGCGATGAGGTACAGCCATCCGCACCGCAACAAGAAACGCCAACCAAGGGCAAGAAATGGAAGCGGATGTCCGAGATCCCTAAGCTGGAGTTCGACCCATCCGAGTATATCCCCACGGGCATCGGACAACTTGATGACCTCATCATCGGGTTCAAGCGCAAGCAAGTCACCCTATGGTCGGGTTATCGTGGAAGTGCCAAGTCAACCATCATATCGCAGTTGGTACTTAATTGTGCCAATCTTGGTTACAAGTCGGCGGTGTGGACGGGGGAACTTAGTGACGGTGAGTTCAAGAATTGGCTCTACTTGCAAGCCGCAGGAAAGAGCAAGAACAAACCATCGCAGTACAATAACTTCTACTACACGCCAAAGGACGTAGCCGCGAAGATAGACCCGTGGATTGACCAATACCTATGGTTGTACAACAACGAGTACAATGACCGATACGACACCCTTGAAGCCGACATCCGCGAGATTGTCCTCAAGGAGCATATCGACCAGGTGTTCCTTGACAACCTTACCATCTTGGACATCGACGAACTTGACCGCGACATCTGGAAGGCGCAGAAGGAGTTTATGAAGCGCATCCACTACCTTGCCATTGAACTCAATATCCACATCCATATCATCGCACATCCCAATAAGTCGGGTGGCTTCCTTCGTATGAACTCAATATCCGGCTCTGGCCACTTGCCCGACATCGCGCAGAACACGATGATTATCCATCGCATTAACCGCGACTTTCAGACTGCCGCCAAGGAGTTTCTCGACAAGGGGACTATCGCGGACATCAAGGATTCGGGATGCACCAATGCCGTAGAGATATGCAAGTGCCGTGACAAGGGTGCGGCTACCGACCACTTCATTAAGCTCTGGTTCGAGATTGAGTCCAACCGCCTCAAGAATGACATCGCGGAGCAGATTCACTACGGATGGATGGAGCCTTCGGATATACCACCGCCACCACCCGCCGATGGTGGATGGAACAACCAAACGGAGTATGACAAGTTCTTTGCTCAAGCGGATGGGCAGGATATGCCCGATGACGTGTTTTAGCCTATGGCCGCACGATTCAACTCACTACCGCGCGAGTCACGCGTAAAGGTGATGTCGCGCCTTGATGAACTCGTCGAGGAGGAGATTCACGAACAAGCGGGATTGACACTCGGCGAGTTGTACGTTGAGACGATGGAGGCGATAATGAAGAAACCCATCCGCAACAACACACGACAACGCGATGGGGTGTATGCCCGCGCCGTGGTGTCCTATTGCTTGTATGAGCAAGGCTTGACCGTGGAGAAGATTGGCGCAGTCCTGGGCAAAGACCACTCCACTATAACGCACTATCGCCGACTTGTCGAGGATGCCTTGGAGACACCGGCATCCAACCCAGAAATGATAATCCTATACCGAAAATTCTTAAAGGAGATACAATGACCGATAAAGACCGCGCCCTCGTGGCACAAGCACGGAAACTCAACACCGCTACCTATTGGGATGGCACGGCTCTCAAAGAGCAATGCGACACCGATGAGGCAAGGGCAATCATCGACGGAATAATGCGCCGACTCTACCACTACGAGGAGGCAATGAATGATATGATTTAACTATGGAACAAGAAGTCAAGAACATCGTAATCGGGATTGATCCGGGAAATGCCGGAGGTATTGCCGTCCTTAAAGGCAATCAACTCTTTACCTACAAGATGCCGTCCACATATCCCGACATCTTCTCACTCCTATCCGGCATCAAGGCAGCATACTCCCCAGCCAATATCACCTGCGTAATGGAGCGCGTCGGCACGGGTATGCCCGGCCAATCATCAAAAGCCACCGCCACGTTCGCACGGCATAACGGACACCTCGAGATGGCACTCTATGCACTCGGCATCCAGACCGAGGAGGTCACGCCACAGAAATGGCAGAAGTACTACTCAAACCAACTCGGCTCGTCAAAAGGGCTTGGCAAGACCGAGTGGAAGAACAAACTCAAGGGCCTCGCACAAAGGCTCTATCCAAGCGAGAAAGTAACGTTGAACACCGCAGATGCCATACTCCTGGCACACTACGGAAAACAAAAACTGATATGAAGGCATTGATTTTATTTATCGTCGCGCTCATCATCGGTGGCGCAATCATCATCGGAGGTGGTCTCGCCTTCCTTTGCTATATCAACGAGGAGCGAAAGAACACTTGCGGTAAGTGCGACTTTTGCGACGAGGCTCTTAATCATTGTTGGATGCGCGGGATCTCCGTTGGGACGGATGACGAGGCTTGTGTTACATTCCAAAAGAAAGAGCAATGACGGAGAAACAAAAATACGCCGTATGCCCCGAAAGAGAGGATTGGGACAAGTACGGATGTAGCAATCGTATGGAATGGCGTGAGCATTTGAACAAGGAAATATGGAGTGGATATACCCCAAAACTTTCGGACGATGAAACATTATAGAAGATTCAGGATATGGATGGAGGTGATAGCAACCACCTGTGAGGTGATTGAGTTAGCCGTCATCCTTTACGCATTGTATATTGTTTGGCCTTTGATACCGATTTTTGACTGATATGGAAAGAGATGCATTTGAAAGAGCAAGGTCTGCTTATGGCACAGGCGCATACGACGATGCCACATTGGAGTTTGTTTTCCCGCAACTCAAGGAGAGCGAGGACGAGAGGATAAGGAAGGACATTGTAGCACTAATACTATTTGCACTTGAGGATGGAAGCGCAGTTTCACCTGGTTCGCACACAACAAAAGAGGAGGCTCTTGCCTACCTCGAAAAGCAGAAAGAACAGAAGCCTTCTATTCCGAAGTTCAGAGTAGGTGATATGATGCGAACCAAGCAGGAAGCAGCAGAAGGCATTATTGACGGTTTGCCGGTAATTGTGTCAGTGGATGATGATTACTACTATTGTACAAATGAAAAAATACCAATAACCGAACAAGAAGAATACGAGTTTCCGCCAATGAATATGAGACAGAAGCCCGCAGAGTGGAGCGAGGAGGATGACTGGAAAAGAAAAGAATTAATCCAATATCTTGAAGAAAAAGGAGATTATCGTATTGTTTGGATGACTTGGCTCAAATCTCTTCGACCTTCTTGGAAACCCAGCGATGAGCAGATTCTCGCCATTGTTGAAGCACTGAAGTATCTTCCAAACAATAAGGATGAATGGATGATTCTGAATACTCTTATAGCTGTTCTTAGGAAACTGATGTAAAACCAATAGGGTGCGTGTCGAGTGAGAACTGAGCCGTTATACCAATTGGACGCAAATTGGAGGCCACGAAACCTACGCACCCTCTTTAATTTGATTTAGATATGGCATATTATACCACTTTAACAGAGGATGACCCTGACTATGTACAAGAGCAAGTTGAAGGACATAATAATATAGCAGAAAGAAAGGATGGTTGTTTCTTTTGCGCTTACTTCAATGGTTGCCATACTGCTGTATGGAGAAGAGGTCAAACCTGTGAATTATTTTATGTAGATAAAAATAAATTGGTATGAAATACATTGACGCAGACCTTCTACGAAAAGAAGTTAAAAGGCTTGAGAAAGTAGCTCATAAATCCGCATTAGGTTGTGCGGATAGCGAAACAAGAAAATTACACGAAGGGAAAGATTTCGCTTACCAATATGTTGGTATTCTCATCGACTCTCTCCAACAGGAGCAACCAAAAGTGGATTTGAATGAGGAGATAGAACGTTTCATTGATGCACATTACCATACTCGTTTCGATGAAACGCTTGAAAATGGGAATGACCCATTAACAGTATTCGATTTTCAAGATATTGCCCGTCATTTTGCAGAATGGCAGAAAAGCCAGATGCTCAAGGATGCGGTGGAAGGAGAAGTCTACAAATTTGGCGAAGTTGCTTATGTGAAAGAACGCAACAACGCTGAATTAACAAAATATCTATCACAATTTAACAATGGTGACAAGGTTCGCATAGTTGTCCTTAAAGCAGAGGAGGACTGACCGATGAATGAGAAAGATATAATACTTGCTTGCGATATTGCTTGGCAAGAGAAGTGCTTGGAATTAACCGGGCATAATGTCGGGGATGAGGTGTTCTGTTTATTTCATCCGGATTTCGGGTCAGCAAAACAATGTAATGGCACTTGTACGAAGGGGAAAGGTACTATTGTGAGAATGGATGATGGCCAGATTAAAATAAAGAGCAATCGGAAGTATATACGTGGCCGTAGTGTTAGAAAATATCCCGATTCTCCGGTTCGTTTCCAAACTTATTGGAAATATGAAGAAGACTATGAATATGCGGACTTAAAATCTATGCTTGGAGTTAAACAAGAAGAATAATGAAACTTGAGCAGAGGAGGAATAGGATATGGTAAGTGATAAATACAAAATGTTCAGGAACTTCATGTTTAATGAACTTGGAATTACCAAAGAGGACATACGGGATTGGATTCAAGAAGCTGTCCAAGAAGAGGCTCATCGACTTATTATAAAGACATATAATAATTTCGATGTCGAAACTGAGTTGAAGAGACAGCTAACGGATAGGTATAGTCCACTTCGTCAAGATGTTATAAGTGATTGTTCCAAGAAACTACTCGAAACAATTACTCTTACTATCAGCAAAAGGGAGAAATAGGATATGAAAGAGAAGTATAATAGTGCTGGCATCTGGGTCAATCAAGACATCAAGCCGAGGAAATACATAGTTGTTTCAAGGAAATTTGATGAGGTAAATGCTGCCGCTTGCCCTTGTGTTGGTCAGATTGCAACGAATAGTAAACTACTTGCCTATTTCCTATATCATAGGTGGAATCATTTCTCTCGTAAGAACTTTAATGGATATACTATTGCAGTTATGTTGCTTAAACGAATTCAATCTACTGATAGATATGAAGCAATTAAACGATAAAGGAGGAACAAAAATGAAAGTAAAAATTAAGAGCACAGGCGATATAATGCCGATCGCCCCCTACGCAAAGGTGACATTGGATGTCTGTGATGATAGAGGAACTCCATACGAAGTAGATTTTGAAGACGTTGAGTTGCTACACGAAGACGCCACAGCGCTTTGCGTTGACTGGGATGCTTTCCGCAGAGAGGCGACAAAGGACTTGCTCTGCGCATTAATACAAGGGAACGAAAGCTATGATAGCATCTACGAGGTGCATCACGCGGTAGAAATGGCAGATGAGCTAATTAAAACACTTAGAGATGGAAAAGAATGAGCTTACTTGGCAGGATGTCAAAGCCATCATAGCAATCGAGGGAGACATCTATATTGAAGGAGGCAACGACCCGAGTAAGGTTGTTGAGACCTACGACACGGAAGAGAAGTTCTACTCGGAGATACTGAGACGATTTAACGAACTTCCGAAAAAGGGGCTACAGTAGGAACAACCAAGCCTTCGTCTGAGCCCCTGATGCTGACTCGCTGGAGGGAGTACGACCGGGAAACCTCAAAACCTTAATCCAGTTGAAAGCAGACAGACCACGGGGTAATTCCCAAGGAGTGCAGTAACGAAGGCTTTTTAATTGACAAGTTATGACAACAGACGAAATTCAAGAGCAACGCGAAGCCCTGCTCGACAATATCCAAGACATTACCGAAGCGGCACTCGACCTTATTGATGCCGTAGAGAAGTACGTTCGACAAGACTGCTCACGATCCAATCTCATCTGGAGCAAGGAAAGGCTTAAAAGACTCATAGAGCAATGACCATTCTCGAACTCGTGGACACCTACCTCCACTCCATCGGACTACGGAGGCTCAAAGGGGACAGCGCATCACCGTTGCTCCCCTTTTTCATTCTCGACGCGATGTACTCCACCTTGACATCGGACCTAATGCCAATCCCCGTAAAGGGCAAGACGAAGAAAGCCCTAAGCGACTTGAAGCATAACTACAACCTGGTCAACCGGCAGTTCTTCCGAGCATACACACAGGAGCAACAAGACGAGATAATCGACATTATGGACGCCTTCTCCTCCGCCCTCGCCAACGACATCCTCATCACGAAAGTTGCGGTGATGAACCAACTCAAGAGACACGGCGTTCCGTTCGAGGAGCAGAAGATACTCGCATCCGCGATGCTCTGCAACATCCTTGCTCAACAAGCATCCATCGTTTGGGAGGAGGTTTTCAAACACACCAACCGATACCTCGCCGCCATCGAGAGGAACACGAAGATATGGATGCAGTCGTACTTCATCGAACGTTTCCCCGGACATATCAATCCCAATGATGACGAGCAGATATGTCTTGCCGTAGATATTCTGTGTAAAAAGATAATTCAGTTTCTCGAGAAGTTATGAAAAAGTACATCATTCCAACCATCATCGTCCTTGCCGTAATCGCAAGTTTGGCATCATACCACAAGGGCTACAAGAAGGGCATTTCCAAAGCCGTAGAGACGATTATAACCGTCCGAGATACGCTAACCCTCACGGACACCATACACACCGTAGAGCCGAAGTACATAGCCGTAAGGACGGTGGACACGATAAGAGTCCCCGTGCCCGTTCAAGGTAAGACCGATACGGTGTGGGCAGAACTGCCACGGGAACAGAAGATATATCAAGATTCCACCTATCTCGCGTATGTGAGTGGTTATGCCCCGCAGTTGGACTCCATAGATGTGTTCCGCAAGACAACAACCATCACCGTGACCAACACTATCAAGGAATACACCAACCCAAGATGGTCAATCGGTGTGCAAGCGGGATACGGAGCATCGAAAGATGGTTTATCTCCTTATGTGGGCGTAGGCATACAGTATAACCTTGTGAGTTTCGGAGGGCGATAAAGTTATCAACAAAGTTGCATCTTTGTTGTGAAACCTTGCGATTATGTTGTAACTTTATAGAGCAGGATAGTTGTGGTCGGACACCACGACAACAAAGGTAAGCCATTAGCCCTTCCTGCTCTTCTTTTTAATGGCACAACATAAAATAATGGCAAGATGGAAGAAATTTGGAAACCAATCCCAATTGAGGGACTGAGAGAAAAGTATGAGGTATCTAACCTCGGACGCATTAGGAGCATCCCAAGAAGAATAATAGCAAGAAACCGATGGGGAAATGCACCAAGGACATTCGGACAACACATAATTAAGGCACGCGCTTGCAAGGGTGGCTATTTATGCGTTGATTTGAGGCCATATACTCGGAGAAAATCAATACACCTTATTGTACATCGCCTTGTTGCTTTGGCTTTTATCCCTAATCCCAATAACTACCCGTGCGTTGACCACATAGACACGGTACGAGACAATAATAGAGTAGATAACCTTCGGTGGTGTACGCATCACCAAAACGCGCTTAACCCCATAACGAGGCAACATTTGACTCAAGCAATGATGGGGAATCAACGCTCAAAGGGGAGAAAACTACCAGAGTGGCACAGGCAAAAACTCATAGAGTCAAACAAGAGCCGCACATTATCGGAGGAGAGCCGAGAGAAAATAAGGCGCGCCCTAACGGGGAGGAAGCAAACAGAAGAAATAAGGTTAAAGAAATGCAAACGTATAGGGCAATATTCACCCGACGGTACACTGATAAGAGAGTGGACTTCTGGCACTGATGCAGCACGAGAGTTGGGCCTTGGATGGAGCAACATACTAAAATGTGCTAATCCTAAAATCAAACAAAACACGGCGGGTGGTTTCATTTGGAGATACTTGTAAACCATATCCAACACGCACCGATTGCTCAAGTCGGAACGAGAGTACAGTTTAAATTTTAAGGGAGGCCAAGCGGTCTCCCTTTTTTTATGCACACCTATTACAACCCAACGCGCAAATGACATCCGACAACTCCCGCGCGGTATCGCCGGAGATGTAAGCCGGTGTTTCTTCCCTTAAATCCGCGCCTAACTCCACGGCAGCGGAGACGGCAAAGTGATGGATCTCGTGGACAAGGGTGTCAATAAACTCCTCGCCGGACGAAGTAGCCCCAATGGCAATGATGCCTATCATATCCCACGGATTAGCAAACGCAAAGCCGGTGTTGTATCGCCCATTCATCATAAGGCTCTCCGCATCGCGCAAGTCACGCGAACGTGCGCCAAAGTCATACAAACGCGACAACAACTCGTCCACGTCATATCCGTCGGGCGCAAAGTAGAACTCAATGTACCAACGCCCAAGTTGTAAAGGTCTGCACAACATCGCTTACAACATTTCGTCCCAGAAGATAGGAACACCCAACGCTACGGTCTTGATGTAGAACTCGTCAAATGCCCTTGACTCCGTACCATCAATGTCATCAAGGTAATCCTTGACGAACATCGCAAGGTGTTGCTCATCGGTTATTGCACCACCCCAATAATCACTCCGCGCCATATTCAAGACGTACGCGGCATCGTGGCCATAGTCGTTTTCAAGGGTGACATTGTGCGAGGACAAGAAGGTTGTCGTCTTGTCCTTGTCCCACGGTTCGATGGGATTACCGTCGCGGTCCTCCATTATACTTGTGGCGAACTCGAACAAACGCCGATTGAAATGGTAGCCGTAGTCGGATAAGTACTCCTCCATAGCGGGGCGGTACTTCATTCTTGAATCTCGTCTTTCCATAGTCTTATTAGGTTAAGGGGAGGGTTGCCCCTCCCCTATTATTACCTGGACGCATACCGTCCGCGTCCGTCACGATAGCGACGCTCGGACATCTCCATATCGTCCATCTCGTCACGACGGGAATAACCGCCACGATAGCGGCTTCTTTCTCCATACCCGTCACGGGCACTGTACTGCTCCTCCATATCTTCGGTGAGGTCGCAGAGCATCTCTATGCCCTCCTTGGCCATCTTTAAGGCCCTTTTGTAGTCGCGCAGGTCCTCGCCTCCGCGCTCCATTATCTTAATCAGTCCCATTTTTTATTCTTCTTTGGTCTTTTTCCTTGGACCATCCACGGCAAGCAACGCCAGAACTTTGTCGAGCTTGTTGCCCGTCTCGGAGGAGTTCCGTTTCATCTCCTCAATCTGAGCCTTCAGCATTGCTATCTCCTCCGCTTGCTGCGCCTCTTTCTGCTTGTCCGGGTTGAGTTGAAGCAATAACGCGTCGCATCCCTTTACTATCTTTTCGTGCATCGGCACTTGCGAGAGTACTTGTTTCGACATATTTGCCATTGACTCTACCTCGCGGGTGATAGCAAGTCGGTCATTGCTCACAAACCATCCCCTATCGGGGTAATTAGCGGACGTGCTGTTAACGGGGAACTCCAATGTCATTGTCTCACTACCCATAGAGAGGGTGAGGTCAACAACGAAACCTTGCAATGCAAGCGCGGGGTTCGTCTGCGCGGAGGCAGAAACGTGCGGTTGTGAAACGTTCACAACGGTGGCGGGGGTTACACTTGGCTCTTTTCGATTGAGGATGTAAACGGAAGACCCTTGCGTTATCTGGGTTGCTCCCTGTGGAAGTCCTTGGAACATTGGTTAATGATTTAATTATTGACAAATACTTACGCCGTTGGCGCGAGAGGTGATACGAGTGTCAGCGTTCCGTTGTAGAAGTTGTGAAACACCTTGATGTCACCCGTACCAACAAGGTCTGCCGCAGTTACGGGTGTGCCCCCGAAGAACGTCAATGTCCTTGTCGTTCCATTGAGGGTGAAACGAACCGGAAGTGTGCCCGTGGTGCCCGTCGGAATCTCATTGGCAACGTTGATGGTGATGTCGCCAATGGGGTCGATAGGACGGAAGCCGAGAGCGAAGTCCACCGCTTCCGTTCCTACCGTCACACCTGTAGTTCGGACATACGGGATACCATATCGGTTCGTGTTGATTCTGTATCCGAACACCATAGCCTATCCCTCCTTAAAAGTTGAAGCCGTTGTTGAAACCGGGTACTCCACCACCGTAGTAGCCGTTGAATCCACCCTGGTAGAAACCGCCGCTGACATACGGAGTCGCGTTGACCGCATAGAGATTAGGGTAGGTCACACTCACGGTATTGGGGAGCTTGCACTTGATGTCGTCAACCTCCTTCGCAATCGGCGAGACAATGGAGTTGATGTAGCCGGTGATGGCCGCAGTCTGGTTTGCGTTGTCAATCTGCGAACGGAGGTTGTTGTTGGCGGAAAGAAGCCCGTCAATCTTCTCCTGCATATCGCGCTCTTTGGCATCGCAGAACTCCTTGACCATAGTGGTCTTGAGGTCGGCAATAGCATCGACGGTTCTCTGACCGCTTGCGGAGATTGCAGAGTTGAGAGTGTTGGTCTGCTGACACGTGGCAAGCCTATTCTCGCAGCAACACTGACTCAGCTGGGCGGCAAGCGATGCGTCACCCGACTGGATGGCATTGATAATCTGCGGAACGGAAACTGCCTGCTGGAGAGCGAGGGAAGAGAGACCGCCCTGGAGAGTAGCGATAGCGGTGTTGACAAGGTTGAAGTCCTGGCCAAGCATCGTAGCAAGGTTCTGGGTGGCTGCCCTACCCGCTTCACCCTGCGAGGTAATGGCGTTCATCAGAAGCTCACGACCGCTGTCGTTGTTCAGTTGGTTGGAGAGAAATCCGGCCCCGGCATTTCCACCAAAGCCATTGCCGAAACCACCGAAGCCACCCCATCCGTTTCCGAAGAGGAGGCCGAGGAAGAAACCGAGGATGCCACCGCCCCAGCCACCGCCGAAGCCACCAAAGCCATTGTTGCCCGCAAGCATCCAAGGAAGGAGATTGTTGCTCTGACTGTTACCGTCAGGAATGTAAGTTACATCTGCCATAGTTTAAAAAGTTTAAGTAGGTTAAGTAGCATTACAAAGTTCGGCAGAGGAACAAAAGTACGGAAGCCTATGACAACCGCTGTGATAAACAATCTCTAATCCGTTGAAATTGAATCTTTATTGCGCCATTTCAAAGGCACATTCTTGGCAAATGAAAGCATATCATAGTACACACGTCTTATAGGCTTGGGCATATATGTACGATGTAAGATGTGTCGGACATTATCTTCACTTTGGTGATAGTAATTCGCAAGGTCGGTTGCGGTAGCCTTTATGCCTCCGTGAATCTCGAACAGTGCAACCAGAGAACGTAAGTCATCAAAAGATACATCACCATTTCTGACCTTGTACTCAAGCATACCGAACATATCGGCAACTGCTTCTCTAATAATATTCTCGGCTTTCATTGTTTGAATTATAAAAATTATTTATTATCTTTGTTATGCTCAATTCCAAACACAACAACCACCCATAAGGGAGGAGGACTTTTGTGAGCCCTTGGCATCCCTCGTGGGTGGCGAAAGCCAGTGTGTTTAGAATTGAGCAGCTAATACATAACGCCAAGGGCTTTTTATTTTTCCCTTTTTGTCAAAGCTACGGGACTATCAAGTCGAGTTATTTTGAATAGCCCCGGCCCTAATAAACCGGGGCTGATAACTTAGTTAATTATGGCTATATACATAGAGGCTATCCATATTTGCGATAGAAGTCTCCAGCCATTTGTATAGCCTCATAATTGAATCATTCTTCTTGAAGTTGGGCCACCTATCCCACTCCTGCTCAAAGATCTCAGTATTGCCAAACCGGTCCAGCCAATCTTCAACCATGCCAATGATATTATCTTTGTCAATAATCTTGGCATCTCGGAACTTTTTATACTTCGCACGAAGCGCATCTCCATAATAGTTAAGAATTGGGACATACATCATTCCGTTATACGCATGAGAATTAGTTAAGGGAGCGCAAATTGTCTGCGTTGCTTCGAACCAATTACCCATGACGCAATCCAGGTCATAAGCGCCGATGTACCATTTTATTCCATCGTATGTGAGCCACTGCCAGTTCTTATCGAATCCGTCGAAGTTACGTAAGACATCTGACATAATCAGATAGTCCATAAGATTGTCCGGGTCGAAATAAGTTTCAAAAACGGCCTTGAAAGTAGCCAAGTCTGCCGCAGTTTTTTGTGATGCCTCATAAACATCGCTCGCGTTGCGGACAATCGTCATGACACGGGACAAATCAAGGATATACGCCTTAACCTCTGCCGAGCGGACGTGGTTCTCATTTGCGGGGTTATAATATTGCGACGTGGCGTCAATAAGCTCCCCGCTGTTGGTATCAGCGTCGTACTTGGTTCCGTTCATAAGATACAGCGACTTCGGGTTGCGAATCTCAAATCCGTTATTTGCATCCCAGTTAATCGAAGCCGGATTTCCGTTTGCGCCAAAGAGCGTTGATGTATTGATATGACCCGGGTCAAGGTGAATATTTTCCGATTTATTCTTTGACATCCGATAGTTGTCACGATGCTTCTTCAGCTGCCACGCGAATATCCCATAGAATTCTCCGTTAAAATATACGATACAAGGGAATCCTGCAGGGAAGCATTTCGCACCATTAGTCCACTGTTTGTCGACTTTATCCAAAGTGAGTCCCGTATCAGTTGGTGTAATGGCGGTCGAATTGATTGTTGCCCTTTTCCATACATAGTCCTTTATCGGACCATAGGTTCTGACCATTTCATCATAGAGCTCGTATGATACCGGGCACAAGCACCGGAACGGGTCAAGGTAATACGCCTTAATGTGGAAGGAGTCTTGTGGAACCCAATCACCAAATTGGATTTTGAACGTATCGTCTCCAACCCAGTCATCATTGCAAATATCAATGGCAATGTTCTTCTTGTCAAAAGCCATCGAACTTGAGCCTTGGGCATTTGCTATTACCTTTTTCTTGAAGTAATTGCCGTCCATATCCCAAAACTCCATATATGCATGAGCATCTGTAGTTTTCGTCGCGGGCATTTGGGATATTCCAGTGATATGGATACGAGCACATTTCGGAATAGGTATCTTAAGGCTTTTTTCTGCACTCCAATCACTGAGAGTCGGTAAGTGATAATTATTCCCGCCATTCATCGTAACTACACAAGATATATCCTTATTGTAGTCATCCTCCGCATATATGTATACATATAATCCAGCGAGGTTTTCTGACGGAGTATAAAACAGGATAGACTTCGTGTCCGTGGCTGTTATAGGGTCTCCACTCACAAGTATAGAATCCGATGAATCTCGGAGACTAAGATATCCAGTAAGTCCGGGTTCAAATTCCATAACGAATTTGTAAAGATTGCCGGCAATTAAAGAAAATGAGCCAAACCTGTTTTTATATCTTCGCACACGGGCGCTTACTTGCATTTGGCTACCGAGCAGCATATTAAGAGTATTCGCGTCCGCTTCAAGTTCACTAATCTCTTCGCGCATAGTGACAACTCCGTTAGTCGTCACGGAAAGATTAACTGTACCATTATACGCATTGTTTACATACAGTCTAACGTTACAGTTTTCCACGTCTTCAGAAGGAGCAAAAGTAAGTATCGTCTTCGTGTCGGAGGTGGCAATAGTAGCGTGGACAAGTGGCGGAACTGCATTATTTTCTCTAACGGAGAAATCGGCCGACAATCCGGCAGGGAACGTCAACTTGAACGTATATGTAAACCCGGCTTTGAAAGTTAACCCGGTAATCAATTGTTTTTCCCCGGCAGAAGTCACATCGAGGCTCTTATAGCCCACATGGTCGGTAATAATTTGGGATAACTGACTGAGTTCCTCTTTGGTCGCATAGTCACTAAGGTTAATCTCGGTCGTGCCGATGCTATGCCAAGAATAGGATGACCCGCTAAGTTCGGTGACATAACGGTAGTAGTTGTTAGCCGTACCCGTAGCAACAAGGTAAGTCTTGTTAAGGGTACTTGCGGATGCCGCAAGAGTGCCGGTGTAATCCGTGCTGTTGTAGGTCACAACTACACCGGCGGGGATGTTCGCCACAACGGGCGTGGACACACCATCCCATGCCGTAACGTAGCTCGGCGTGGTGATGTTCGCCAACTTGGTCTGAAGGTTCACGCCATTACTGTCAATGACGGCCTTCTCGTGAGTCTGCGGGTAAAACTGAGCACCCGACTCCTCTTTCAGTGGAATTATATTTGCCATAGTCCTTTCATGTTAAGCCGTTCCTACGGGAGAGCCGAGGTACGCGACCTCCGATGCGCCCGCAACGCCAATGTTCGTTCGCGCTTGGGCTTGCTGGCTTGCCGTGAGTTCCTGCGCCACATAGAGCACACTCTCGGTAGGGCCACCACCACCAAGCTCATGGATAGAGGTGTGATAGACACCATTGATTAACTTTGTTGCCATAGTTCACCTCCGTTAAAAAACACATGATACCTTGCCGGAGTTGCCCGACAACATCCACCATACGCCGGACGGGGCCTCCACGGAATGAGGATAGCCCGCAGGGATGGCATCCGAGTAATCCTTCCAATCGGCGGCAACAATCGGGTCGCCCGTTGAGTAGTTGGGATTACACTTGAGGGTATATCCACTTGAGGACACACCCAGCATGAAAGCCCGCTTGTTCACTTGGAACGGGGTTTCACCGTTAATAATCAGTCTCATACTCTTAAAAACTTTATGGGTTATAAAAAGGTTATGTCAAACTATTGAGGTATAGCCGTATCTGCTCCATGCAGTAGTTGTCTATCACGTTGCTCTCACCCGCAAAATCGTCTATCACCTTGCGGAAAAAGCCCTCAAACCTTCGTCCTTGCGGATACTCGGAGAGCAATACTTTCAATGCTGTCTCTTTCGTCATCCCTTGAAAATGTACACCTTGGCGGTGTTGTTATACATATCGAGGCAATCCCAATGAACCCAGCTCACATCTGCCTCCAAGCGGAAGTTGAAAGGGAACAAGTGCGCGCTCTCAATTATCTTCTTACGGGCTTGCTCCGCAGTCATTCCCTGCACCGTGAAGTCCCAAGCCTTTCCGAAGCCGTGCATCGTCAAGTACAAGGTCGCCTTGCTCTTGACCAAATCACACTTGTTACACCGCAATCCCCTCTGCGTCTTGCCGTTCTTGTAGTTGTTCACATACATCGGCACACCGAAGATGGTCTCGCGCATCAGGAGCAAGCCATACAAGGCATTGGTGTCAAGGAACTGCCAACTACGCTCCCCATACTTGGCAAAGCAATGGGGGCACACCAACTCGTTTATGGCGAAGTATGGTTTAAGAGCCTTGATTATCGCGTTGCGGTCCATCATCTTTCACTTCTTTCTTGCGCTTGTCCCCAAGCCGTTTCATAAGCACGTTCACGGGTGTGTAATCGACTCCGAGATTGATATTGCCCTTGTGCGCCTCATACCAAGCATCACCCTGTCCCAACATAGGGTCGCGGAGGCTACATCCGAGGTGGATACACATCATATTCTTCGCGGTGGCACACTCCTCGCACTTGTCCTCATATTTCGCCGTTGTGTCGGCTTGCTTTGCCTCCATCTTCGCCACCATAGCCTCATACTTGTCCTCAAGCGATGCGTACCTTTCCTCCATCCGCGTTATCTCCGTCCGTAGTTGCTCATTCGTCTGCCGTAGTGGCTCGATGGCAAATGATTCGTTCTCTATCTTGGCTTTCTTAACGGCCGCCGGAACTGTGAAAATCGCCACAAGACCACCTCCGAGGATGAAGGGCAAGAGCTTTTCTATGAGGCTTATCCAATCCATTGTACAATCTATTAGTCGGTTACACCCCAAATATAAAAAACGGAGACTACTTTTCGCAATCTCCGTTGATTTTTATTGTGATTTTATTGTAACTTTAGGCCATTATCTCCTCGATAAGACCTTTGATGGTAGGCGTGGCAAACCATCCGAGCACGGCAATAGCCACAAGCGGAATCCAAGCCTTCGCACCGATGGCAAGGATTACCGCACACACGAAACCTCCTATGCCAACAAGGGCGAGGAGGAGCTTGAGGATTTTCATAAATGATTTCATATTCTTAATGATTTAAGGGGTTACAGTGATGGATCAATAGGCGAAGGTTCGCGTACGTTGAATGTCTTGTCGGTCGGGAATGTCTCCGATTGATTGTCCGCGTCAAAGTACACACCCGTCACGGATGACGCGGTAAACCAACTTCTGCCAGATGTCCCCTCGAGGTGTGGCGTTATCTTACGATTCAATGAGAATGTCCCATTGTTAGCGGAGAAGGACACCGTTGTCGTTCCCGTTACGCTTTGTGTGTGTTCCGTAGTCTCGCCACTCAAGACCCAATGGTACACAAGAGTGTCTATGTCCACGGAGAGGGGATAAGTCGGAGCGACAGATGCGGTATTCCATTCCCACTTCATCGACACTACACCCGTGAGTTGGTTGACCACAGGATAGAGGATACCGGCCACAACGGGCGCACCCTCCTGGTATCGCCAATCGCTTGCGCTCTGGCTGATGTCATCCTGCGAGGTGATGGTCACGGATATGTACTTCGTACCACCCGCGTTGCTCCCAAGCGAGATGTTGAATGTTCCACTTCCCGACACCTCTTCCACAAGCGATGTACATCCCACAAGACTAACATTAGATGTGGCATTGGTCGTTGCGGAGTAAGAGCCACTCGTGTACGTTGTCGTGGTGGTCTTTCTCGACCGATAAGACACGGGGAATGTGCCACCCGCCGCAGGGAAGTCGCTCGACCTTTCGATGTGGCAATAGATGTCGTATGTGGTGGTTGTGGACTCCAGGATATTCGCTTGTTGGTACAAGGTTATTGTCGCAGTTGCGTCCCCGTTGGTCGCGGTAAGAAGGCAAGCGCGTGGTTGCGTGTAAATCGTCTGTCCGGCATTGTCTATCGTCACCTCTTTCGTAGTGCTATCGTAACTCGCCCAACTCACGTTTTCGGTGAGCGTGGGTGTGTCATCAACACCCCACTCCGAGCCTTGCTTTTCGGGTGTGGTGTAGCCGGAATCAACCACGTCATACTCCGTGTCCGTTGCGCCCGATGTATAAGTGTAGATGGTGGTCTGCACGTCTTCCCACGGCGTTGTAGAGTAGTTGGCCTCGTTATGTCCGCCATAGAGAGTCAATGTCGCGTATGAGCCATAGGCGGGACAAGGACTCCCCGATGTGGTGTAGCGGTTGGCGTTCAGGACAACATAGTATGAACCCGCCACGGGACGAGGAGATACGGTGGGAGTGCCATACTCGCGCTCGATGGATTGCGATGTCTGGGAGCGGGTGTTCCGCACTTGCGACACCACACCAGCAAGGACGCTCACCGATGTCCGATAAGACACATAGACATCCGTTGTCAACATCCCCGAGGTCACTTGCTTGCCGAGATTGTATCCGTAAACTTTCTCGTTTATGACTGCGAAATCGGAGGACACGTAGTCAATGGTGAGTGGCTCATCGTAGAGCGTATCGACAACGGTATCGTCCCGTTTCACTTGCACCGTGCCCGTAACGTAGGCGTAGTTGCCGGAATACATAGAGCCGACACTACCCGCGTCAATGTTCGTCCCTGCGCTATAATGGATTGTCGTGCTGATAACCACATAGGTGTATGCTACTTGTGGCCAAATGAGGGTATCGCCAAGATACACGGCATCCACTTTGCCACTTCCGAGCCTTATGTCATCTGCTTCGTTCAGTACCATATCAATCTTTAATTACATAGACCGTGGTTGCATCTTTCGTAGCGAGGGCATCGTAAGCCGCTTGTGTCATTTGTGCCATCTTGAGGATATTGCCGTCAACGGAGGTGATGACCCTTTCGCTGTTACACTCGATATAGCCAGTAACATCCAACGCAAGTGAAGAACCATTGTACCCCTCCACTACAAGCGCGGGCTTTGACGCGGAGAATCCTTGCGAGACCTTTAGGACTTGGTTGGCGGTCGGTTGGACATTGCCTATTACCTTATTTACCCTTCCTTGGCTTCGCCAAAGTATCTCGAAGGCATCTTTTTGATAGATGCTATGGTATCCATCATTACCTCCGGGGACATTGCGATAATAGGTCAATCCGTTCTCGTCGTAGGTGTAGCCACCAATCCGACCAGCCGTAGAGACAAACGACCCATCGTAGTACACGCGGAAAGGCGCGTCTTGAGGGTCGGTATTCGTACCGTCCGTACCAGCAAAGAAGTTCACTTGCGGGTCACCGTTCGCATCGGTACTGCCACCTTGCATACCAGCAACCACATAAGGCGTAGAGCCACCAGCACCACCGTCACCATACAAGTAAACGGCATTGCCACTCATCACGTCAATGAAAGCATTGTCGGCAAGCAATACCTTCGTGGCGATGAAATTGAAGTTGTCGGCCTCTACCCAATAGGCGGCTCCAGCCGTAGTCCAAGGGGCATACAATGCGGCATCACCGTTACTGCCATCCTTGCAGTAATACAAGTTCGATATGTTGCCGTTCTCGTCCAACTTCGCTACCACATCGTAGTAGATGACAGACGTGTCCGTCTCGTCCATACCTTGATAGCCATCAGTAACGCCATCGGGACGACCACCTTCAAGACCACCCTCCTGCCACACGTTGATGCCACGCATCACCTTCCCCATCAAGCCGTTGTCGCCCGTCAGTCGCACGGGAACACTCCAATCACCCGCAGGATAATCAGTCACCCAACCGCCCTTGATGGACACCGTATCGTCTTGCGATGCCACACTCACGGAAGTGACATATATCGGTCCACTACCCGTTGACGGTAAGACAGCCGCCCAACCGTTCAAGTTGCCGACAAGTTCTTGCGTCGAGAAAGTGTACGTTGTGTCGCCAATTCGCGTGTCGATAGGAGAGCCATAGGGGAAACGCCTATAAAGCGTAATGGTGGCCTTCGACCATCCGTCTTGACCGGGATCTCCATCGTCACCCTTCGGACCCCTACCACCCTTCGATATGCGGATGGTGTCAAAGTATATCCTTTGAGGCTCCTCGTCCTCGCCACCTTCGCCCTCATCCGGGGACGGCTCTACCCTCGGACCGTCCGTCACCTCGACGCGGAAGTCCTCCCAGACCTTATCGCCCTGGAAGTAAATCTCACTATCCGCTTCAACAATATAGGCTTGGGCAACCTCCTCCTCGAGTGGCCGCCATTCCTCTACAATCTCGTCCTCGCCGCCCTCCTCCTCGCTGGGGACAATCGTCTCTACCTTGTAGTACCAAGTGAAAACGGGATTGTTTATACCCGTCGTGACGGCGGTCAAGGTTATCGTTTGCCCCGTGAAGTCGCCCTCCGCATCGCTGACGAACATCTTGGAGTCCGCTTGGATTTTCACGCCCACCGTGGTCGGTATAAGGATGGCTTCGGGGTCTTCCGCAGCAGGGATGCGGGATTCATCCACATCCTTGTCGCGTAACCGCTTCTGCGTGGCGTTAAGTTCACCCGTGATGACTTGCAACATAGAGTCCACCTTCTCGTCACGAAGTGTCACGGAGTATATCGGGATGACATCATCGTTCTCGGCTATCGTCACGGACGATATGAGAATCCAATTCACGTTCGGCTCACTTGAGATAAATGTCTCCACCAGGTCGGGGTCGTAGATGGGCATATACAAGCCCTCCACAAGCGTCACCGAAGCAAGGAACACCTCTTTCGAGTCCACCTCCGGGACATACGCCATCACGGGCTTGCACATCTTCGCAAGGGCGTTTACCGCAGCGGTACGGAGACGATTTGATGCCGCAACAACATACTTGGTCGGCATCTGCACATCCACGAACACAAAGCGGTCATCCGGCTCTATCGTGTACACACCGTTCGGGAAGTATTGCATCAGCGACGTATCGTCTTGCCTCTGGCACTCCAACTCCCAACAATGAGTATCCGGGTTATAGATGGCATCATTGACAACAAAGTCGCGTCCGGCACACATTCCCGTTTTCATACTCAACGTGGCCAAGCCCTCGCTCAAACTCGTACCAAGAGCCTTGAGGTCAAAGCCCAACTGACGGGTGAAAATCTTGAATGTCTTGGGGATGGTGAAGGCACAACGGATGGACACCCTCGCAGGAATCTCCACACCCTCATTGTCCAAGCACAAATCGTATCGGATAGTCAACGATGGCGTGTTGGGAGCAAGCGACATTTCGATGCGGAGATAAATATCAAGTTGACCTTTCGCCGTGGTTACGAACTTCACGCCTTGACACTCGAAGAAGAAATCCTCTTGTATCTTGGTAGATGTCACTTTTACCTCGGTGCTGGACTGTATCTTGCCGTTTATCATCACGTCAAGGAAAGCCTTGGGGACATCGGTAAGATAGTCACCAAGTACCGCCTCCTCGCACCTTATCCATCCGTGCAAGCCGTCAATCTTGATGGTGAAGTTACCCTCACTATCGTAAGGGTTGACCTCCCTCTGCACGTCTGCGGAGGAGCAAAGGTAATGGTCCGTCCCTATCGTCACCGCCTCCTGGTTGGGCTTCGTGACGATGGTCAGTTCGGGATTCCGCACGGTCAAGTCTATAACGGGTTGCTTGAGCTTTACGCTCTCCGTCGTGTACATACCGTCATCTTCGGGATTCTCGCACCCATACACCTCGTCTATCCTCTCGCCACCATACCAACCCGTTGCGGGGAAATCCTCATCGGCAACATCGCTGACGGTCATACCCTCAATGGAGGGATAAATCTCATCAAGACCGTTCGACCCGTCAAAACGCATCACCTTTGGGATAAGCCCATAGGTATTTACCGCGTTTGAATCCTCTATGTACGCCAGACGAGCATCGCGTTGTCCACTCGTCATACCCCAATCGGTGAGAGGGAGCATCAAGTGAGGGATGTACACGCTCTCATAGTCCTTGATGAAAGGTACGATGTTGTTGTAGTAGCGTGTCGGCATATTTCGGTCGCTTCCGTATGCGTAGATGCGCGTTGCCATCTCGTTCTTCGTAGAGACGGCGCGGGTGATGACATTCAAGCCATTTCCGTGACCGAAAGAGAACTCCGGCGTTGTGTTACTCGCGTCCTGCAAGTTCGGCCTACCAATCACGATGGTATGCCGTCCTCCCTCTACCTTGTATATCCAAGACAAGCCTTTCCACAAGTTGTAGATTTGGTTGAGCGCGTCCATACAAGTGCCGTCGCTCAAGGAGAAAGCCTTGACCTCGTGCATAAGGTTGGTTATCTCGGAGTAGGAGGTGGACATCGCACGGATCGTCCATTCGCCAGGCGCGAAGTCATCCATATTCGCCTGTATGCGATTGATGATGCCATACACGTCCTCGTAGGTATCCACGTTGGGGATGGATGAGAAATGGATGCCGTTGTCATACTCTACGATGTCGCGGAAAAGGGCTATCTCAAGGTCCTTGGTCGCGCAGAAGAACTGCACGTTCTTATACACGAAAGCATCACCCGCCTCACCGCTACGCGCCGATTTCGCCACTTGCGGAAGCGAGTAGAGCTTGTAACGGAAACCCGTGCGCGAGTAGTCCACGTAGTCCCCTATCTCCCATTCGATAGGCGTAGGGGACGCAATCTCCGCGAACTCAATATATGAGGGCTTGCCGAAGAGACCATTGTACTTCGGCGCACCACTGTATCGGATGGTCGAGCCATCCCTTGACATTACTTTGAACCTCATAGGCTATACGGTATCTATAACGTCTCCAAGAATTGCGATGCCCGTGAGCGGAGCCGCACCGATGTTCTCGCGGGCTTGCTCCTGCTGGGCGGTGGTAAGGTTCTGGTCGGTGAACCTTACAACGTCCGTCACAATCGGGTCGGCATCATCGGCGGTGATAACTCCATTGTTGTAGGTCATCCGCGTCACGGGGTCGTTGACCTTGAACTTGACCTTGAACATCACCGTCGCCGTGCCTCGCCTCTCCTTGAAGGTGGCATCGCCAAAGTCGCTACCCGCGTAACGGACTCTTTGAAAGCCAAGGCAAGTGTAGGCATCGTAGATGCGGAACGTCCCCTCGCGGACGGCTTGGAAGAAAGACCAAGCGGCAAGATGGAGGTCTGCGGCAGGGGTTTCGCCTATCGCTTTCATATAGAACTCCACCTCGATTTCAAATGCCTGGTAGTGCATAGTGGTGGTGTACTCGTCATCACCGTCCTCGTCCTTCCAATCGTTCTTGTAAGGGTCTTTCGGTGTTGGGAGCAATGGATAGGGGTTGGTCTTTGCGACCATCCCCCAAGCCGCCTTCGTGTCCGTTGCGGTGGCGTTCTCACCGTACTGGATGTAGAAAGGCTTGTAATTCGCTATCGGTATATCTACTATCGCCATATATCGGTTACATAAAAGTTCGTTACATAAAAACTCGTAGTGCAGGACCATCGGAGACCGTCATCATACTCTGGAGGTTCTCAAGGATTGCTTGAGTCGCTACCGCGTTGTTATATGTGTTTGCCTGGATTTGTGTCAAGTACTCGGCAAGAGTCGGCGTCGGCAACGTGTTGGTGTTGCCCGCGACTACGGCTTGACGAATCGCAGCCACATCTGCGCGGATGGCGTTCACGTAGGATGCGAGGAGATTTGCCGTATCCTCGGTGATGGACTTAATGCCGTTTCCAAGGGTATTCTTGGTTTCCGCATCCTCGGTAAAGTACCCACTCAAACCATTGAGAACATCCTCGAAGAAAGGATAGTAGTCCTCAAGTTCCTTGACCTTTTCATCAAAGAGGTTCATCACCCCAGCGGCATCCATCCCCAAGGTCATCTTCTTGAGTTGCTCCTCAAATTCGGGGTCAAAGACATTCTCAAGGATGGAATTTCGGATGTACATCTTTGCGTACTGCGTGGCAAGTTCATCGAGGATTTCACTGTAATCGGTTGCGGCATCTCCGGCGGCTTTCCATTGGTCCACGATGGCATCTGCAAAGTTGTCTGCGATGTTCCCAACCAAGTCGGACATCACATCGTCAATCTGGTCAAGGGCTGCATTGAAGTCTTTTGCATCCTGGATGGCTTGCTCAAGAGCAACCTTTTCGGACGCACTTAACTTGTCAAACTTGTCTTGGAGAGCCTCTATAGCCTCAACATTGACGCGTCCAGTCTCGGTAAAGAGTTCCGCGCCAAGGTCATCAAGCAAGGAGGAATAGGACTCGCTCCCAAAGAAGTGCTGATACCATCCATACCAAGCGGTAGGAGCCATTAGGAACTGCCACCACTTCGACTTGTCAACGTGTGCCGTGATATTACCAAGCCTATCACGCAGACTTGCAATCTTGTCCTCCATCAAGTCAAGGAGTTCATAGGCGTTCTTTAGGGCGCGATAGTTGTCCGTTCCGAAGATGGAATTGACACCCGACGAAAGCATCGCGGAATGGCTCAATGCCTCCATTTGGATTTGGATCTCCTGCATCGTATTGCGATACTCCATCGCGGAGGTGGCTATGTGCACCATCTCCTCGGCGATGTAGGTAACGGCAGACATCGTTGCTCCGAGAGGGTCGCCCTCTGCTAAGTTCTGAACAAAGTTCATCGCCGCATCGGAAGCACGGTCAATATGTTCTGCAAGGTCAGATATTCCACTCCAACCAGCAGTCTCTGCAAGGTCGCGCAAGGCATCCGTAGCGGTCTTTAAGGCTTTTTGATAGAGACGAATCTTCTTGATTATCTTGTCCCAATTCTTCTCTTCGGCTTGGCCATTGAGTTGCTCGACATACTCTTTGATGGCGTTAATAAAGACCTCCATACTGCCCTCCACCTCGCCAAGACCATTCTTTAAGTCTTCATCGAAATACTGCTCCGGGTTGTCGGACAATTTCTTGAGGGCATCCATAAGTTTTTGGAGTTCCCTCGTGGTGAGGTCGGACATATGCGAGATGTCTATCTCCGCGATGCCGTCCCAACTCTTAACCCACGCCTCTGCTTGCTTGCGTATCTCCTCGTTAGCGGTCTTTAGGGCGTTGGTGGATTGCGTAAGGGCTTGTTCGTCTATCTTCTGCCCTTCCTCAAGGTATCCGAGACCAAAGATTCCCGTCTCATTTGCTTTCGCATAGAGAAGTTCTATGGCCTCCGCACGTTTGTTCTCAATCTGTTGGATTGTCTTTTTATACTTGTTGATGGCTTGGGAGATGTTAAACTCCGAGCCTTCGCCAAAGAGTTCGCTTTCCTCAAGCCAATTCCGCATAAACTCCTCGTAGTCATCGGCGGCTTTCTTTGCCTTCTTCCATTTGTCAAATTGGAGGTCAATGGCGTTCAACCCCATATCGTCGCGGAGAGCCTGGGCCGCCTTCTTGTCGTAAACCTCCAAGGCATCGGCAATCTCAAGGAGAGCTTCCTTATAGTTCTCCGCATTGATAATCTCGCTATGGTCGGGGAAGTAGGAAACCAGTAGGTTCTTGATGCTCTGGCTATCCATACCCGCGTCACGGAGCTTGTCGTACCACTTGAGGAGGTCTTTCAAGGTGTCGCGGCGCATCTCAAGTTCAACTTGCTCTGCGGACTTGCCGGAAGAGCCACCACTTGATGCCTTGCGTATCTTATCGTTGACGGAGATGTGCAGAGCCTCACCGATGTTCTCGATGGTCTTTTGGCGTTTCTCAAGATAGTCGTATTGCTCCTTGGCTTTCTGGAGGACGGCATCATCAACAGTGAGTCCTTTCTTCTTCTCCTCGACTAATCCATTGTATGTCTTTTGTGCGTCCGCGAAAGTCTCGGTGACATCTTTGTACTCCTTACGAATCTTGTCCACGTACTCGTCGTATTGGTCTCCAAGTTGGGCTATAAGGTCGCGTTGACCACCGGCTTGTGCCACGGGATTGACCAACTTCTGGAGCCAAGAGTCATCGGCGGGTTTGAGCGCGTCAAGTTGCTTTTGGACATCGCGTATCTGGTTATCCCAAGCACCTTCTTTGCCAAGTTCCTTGGCTTGATAGTTAAGGCCCTTATAGGTTGCAAGCATCTCGTTCAACTTGGCAATCTTATTGTCGAGAAGTGCTTGCTCGGTCTCTTCAGCGGAAAGGTTTTGATTTCTAATCGCGGCCTCTTGTTGTGCGTACTTCTTCTCTACCTCCCCTATGTATTTCCTTTCCTCTGCGCTTGTGTAGCCTTGCTGGCCGAAACGCAAATCAAGGACACGTTGATAATCCTTCGTCGCATCCGAAACTGCCCTAACGGATTGCCCATACTCCTGGGCCGCACCCGCTATCTCATTCCAATAGCGAATAGACTCCTCGCCCCAACGGTAATAGTCCTCACCGAGATAGTTCTTCAAGGTGTTGTGGAAAACCTCGTTGATGTCTCCTTCGCTATTTTGGAGCGCATCCCGGAAACCCTTGATGAAATCGTCTGCGACATCCTCTGCCAAAGCCTTACCACGCAAAGCCTTTAAGAGTTCTGTGGTGGCTTGGGAGACCTTCTTGCCCTCCCTCTCCTCAATCTTTTGGATGCCCTCGGACTCCGCATAGGCTCTTGCCCTTGCATAAATGGCGTTCGTCACGGCTTGCTCAGCCTTGGCAATCTCAAGCAAGGCGTTCTTCTCGTTCAAAAGGTTAGGCAAGTACTCCCCATATTGATTGTTCAATTTGGAAATGGCATCGCGGTAGTTCTGGCTACCCTCGGTGGCGTGACGGAGTTGGTCAACCAAATCCTTGAAACCCTTGACGGACTTCTCTGCCGTCCGTAACTGCGCGTCCGCAACACCATTCAACTCCTTCTGGAACCTATTGGCTTGCACCGATGCCGATATGAGGTATGCCGATACCGCTGCAACCGCAGCACCTATCGCCGCCCAAGGATTAACCGCAGCAATGGCCTTCTGTATAGCCGCGAATGTGGCACTGTCGGCGGAGAGAATCTTTATTGCCTTGCTGAGTGCTTGCGTTGTCTTGACGTGGTTTATCTTGGCGATAAGTGTAGTTTCCTCTATTACCTTGACCGCCATAGCCATCGTCTTGTATGCACCATAGGCGACAACAAGAGCAACTATCGCCCTACCTACCTTCTCGTAGTTATCGGCAAGGCTACGCGCCATATCGACCGCACCCTTGAGCAAGCCCTGCTTCCTGTCGCCAATCTCGGCGAACATAATCTGATAGGCATCCGTCAAGTTGCTTATCTTTCCCCTCAAGGTCTCGGCTTGCACCTCCTGCATCTCGAAGAACTTGCCACCCGCCGAGGTCATATCCTTAAAGACCTTCTCCACCATCTCAAACGGAACCATTCGCTTGGAGATTTTGTCAAAGACATCACCGACCGTGATGCCCTCCTCGCCAAGTTCCACAAATTGCTTGCGGAGTTCCTCCAAGATGGGTATGCCAGCTTCCGTCAGCTGCCTCACTTCCTGGCCGCGCAGGAAACTCGCACTTCTTATCTGGCCATACGCCAAGACCAAGCGATCCATCCCAACACCAAGACCGGCACTCACGTCGGCAAGCATCTTGGTGGTCTCGTACAACTCATTCACGGGAATGGAGTATGCCGAGAGTTGCTTGGCATAGGATGTCAATTCCTTGAATTGGAAAGGCGACCTGACCGCCAAGTCCTTAATCTGGTCAAAGAGTTTCCCAGCGGCTTGAGTATCGTTGAGAATCGCGCCCAATGTTACCCTCTGCAATTCAAACTCGCCCGTCACGCGAGTTAGGGTGCTGACAAGGTTAGCCGCGCCACGGATAGAGAAATACCCAGCGACCATCGTGCCCATCTCACGCCAAAGCCTACTGCTCTTGCCTAAGATGGAGTTACTTTCTTTCTGCAACCTATTAAGCCTCTCCTGCGCCATCTGCGTCTTGATGACCTCGCGCGATTCCTGCTCCCTTGCCTTCGTCACCTCCTTACGGGCACGAGCCTCGGCGGCGGCATCATCCACTACCTTCCCCGCGTCCGTCTTGGACTGCATCCTCTGCATCTGCTGTTGAGTCTTGAAGTTCTCCTTGAGAATCTTGTTCAAGTTCTTCGCGTTCTCAACATCGGCCGCAGTCACGGGAGCAATGCCACCACGGATGTTCAAGAGTTGCGACAAGGATGTGTTCAACTGTTCCGCTTGGTCTTTCATCTGACCAATCTTGTTGTTGAAATCCTTGTCGTCTATGATGACATTAAAGTTTAACTGCTCTAACGTTGCCATATATCGTTCTACTTTTATTCGTCTGCCAAACCGTCAAAGACATCCTCGACGGTGTATCCACCGGACTCTTTCGCCTTACGTTTCCGCTCTGCCGCCTCCTGCGCCAACCGTATCACCTCTGCCTCCTCGTCCGCACTCGACTTCTTCTTGCTACGATACAAGGTGTGAGGCAAGTCGGCACTCATCAACTCTATCTGGGGCATCGTCAAGAAACAACGATAACCCCAATGCCTTACACCCCACTTGGTGCGACCATATTCGGGGTACTTTTCGACGAAACTTGACTCGACTCCGAAAGAAGTTCGGCTCGGTACTGCTCGGCTTCCGCCTTCGTCATCCTCATCCAATCCGTCCTCATATCCACCGAGTACGCCATATTCGTCCAATGTGCGGTAAGCTGAAGTTTTTTTTTACCCTCCACGATTATCGGCATCACTTGCGATTCCGTATAACCCCGCAAATAGGCCCAAATACGCCACTTAAACGGAAAGATGAATAGTAACCCCCAAAAGGAGTTTATGGCCAAAATAGCGGCCTCTTTCACGGCAAAATACGGCTCCTTACACATTGATTTCAACGTCGATGCGGAATCGTCCGGGATTGACTCCACATCGCGCTCAATCCAAAGCCGCGTCAACCTCTCAAGGGTGTAAGGCTTGATGCCCTTGAGCGTGACATATCTCTTTGTTCCTGGGATGTGCACTCGCGTGGGTCTGTCATTGATAATCTCATCCAACCCTATCCGTGCTTGCTTTGAAACTTGCTCCATAATTCAAAAAACTAAAAAAGGGACGGGCGACTCAAATCATCTCCCGCCCCATTCGGTTCTTACCAACTCGGTTTATGCGACCTTGGTGCAGATTGCCCAGTCACCCTGAACACCGCTCGACTCGGTATTATTGAGGATAGTACCGTTGATGCGGAGGTAAGCGGGATTGGTGGAGTCATCGTTGGACACGCCAACGGTCATCTTCACGCGGGCAAAGGCGATGCCCTCGGTGCCCGCCATATTCTCAATCATCGCGGTGGCATAGACCTCCTTCGGGGTGGCGAAGTAAGCCTGTGCGGAGTACTGTGTGCCGTCCTGACCGATAATTGCACCAGCCGAAGTGACGGTAGCACCCTTGTCGAAGAAGATGTCGCAATAAGCGATAGCAAGGACGGGAATGTTGCCGGTGAAGGTCCACTCGCCATCTTCGGTGGTGGTGTCGATGGTGGCATCCATCTGGTCAATCTTAATCTCCGTGGTGGTAGGGTCAGCCTTGGAAAGCTGGAAGGAGTCCTTGAGAGTGAAGAACTCGTCCGCACCATTGAAGGAGAGGTTCGCCCAAGTGACACCATTGGTGGCATCGTAGGGCATCAGCGAGAAGTGGCTCTGACCCTTGAAAAGAGTCGCAAGGAGGGCCTTAGCCCAAGTCTTGCTCTGGCCAGTGAAAAAACGTACTGCTTGTGCTGCCATTGTTATCTATTTTTTATGGTTACACTAAAGGTGATTATCCGTGCGTGAAAGCCGTAGTCATCGGCTACGTCGGGGAGTACGAAAGGATGAATGTCAATGTAGAGGTCCTCGGTCTCCGCAGGGACGGCGGCCATCAGCCGCTCGTGCATAAGGTCAAGTTTCTCGGTGTTCTTGAAGGCTTGGATGTCCTTGGCGAAAAGGTGTACGCCAACCTCGGTCTCACCGAAGGTAGCCATATCCTCAAGTTTCCCCGTCATACGCACCACGGCAAAGTCGGACACGCCACTGACCACAGATTTGGGACGTGCGTCATAAACCGTAGTGGTGACACCGCCATCCTTCACGAAAGCCTTGAAAGCTGACTCTATGTCGGAAACACTGTAAAACTTCATACACTAAACGCTTTGAAATACCGACTGAAATCATCCGACTTGAGGTCGCGGATACCGGCTCTCATAGGTATGAACTCATAAAGGGCATTGAAGTAGGTAACGGGCTTCACGGTGGCAAGGACAATCCCGACCCATCCGCTATTCGACGCCCGTCCGATGACGTAACTCAAAGCATTGTTAGCATTGCTCATTAGCTCCGAGTCTGTACCGTAGAGCTTGCGCTCTATCTCCCGCCCGTTGTGAAGAAGGATCCAGCCGTAGCCATCCCCCTCTTCCGCGTGGCGTTGGTGCAAGTCATCGTGTTCCTGGAGGCAATACTCAACACCCGCATCCAAGACCGCCTTCATCCCCGTCAAGAACGAAAGTTCTGCGGCGGAGCGAAGCCTCTCGAAAGCGGCGTTTATCTTGTTGGCATTGTCCTCTACGTATCCCATTGTTAGTTCTTTACCTCGTCAAACCAAATGTCACTACCCCAGTTGAAAGTCACTTTCTTCACAACCTTCGCGCGGTAAGTCCTATCGTAATCCGTAATCTCCAAGATGTCCTCAAAGAGCAACGGTGTGGTGAAAGGTGGCGTGTGAAGCGTCACGTTGTAAACCACAACGTCGCCCATCTCGGCCAAGTTCCTCGTGTTGGTACGATAACCACACGAAAGCTCCGTAACAGTCTTTTCAATCACCGGACTACCATCGGACCTACGCACCATCCAACCATTGCTCATCGCCACAACGGACAACTCAACAACGTCGTAGATGGGATTCGCCTCGGCATCCAAAACGTACTCGCCATCCACCTTGCGGGGACGGAGTACCTTGAACGTAAAGGGAAACCTCGGATTGTGCGGACTATCCATACTTAGTAAATCGGCTTCATCTTGATAATCCCAACGGTGTCAGGCACGACAACGCCCCACTTGGCGTATAGGTACTTCGCAAGAGCTCTCAACCCATTGCGGTCATATACGTTCTTGGAGGAACGCTGCCGTTGCCAACCACCGTCGGATTCGTAATCACCCGACGCGGACGTGGACGATGACGCAAGGAACATATACAAGTCGGCGGTAGCCAAGTCCCGCTGCATCGCGGTGACGTTGGTCATATCCTCCCCCTCCGCGATGCCACGGTCAAACAAAATGGCTTGGATGGTCTCTTCCTGTAAGTTGAAGTCGGCCTTTCCGTTCAAGTACTGCTCTATCGTCATAATCCTTTTTCGCTATCGGTTACACGCACCTCTCACTTAGGCGTTGATGCCGGTGAGGTAGAACATAAGCCTCGGCTTGTCGGGAGCGACCACGGAGGTCATTTCGCCCGAGTAGCTCTGGCACTTCTTCACGTAGTCGGTGCCGATGGTGAACGCGGCCTTGCGACCAAAGGCGAAGGCATAACGGCCGCCCTCGAAGAGCATAGGCTCAACGGTGAGGATCTCGCCGATATTGCCGTCCGGGACAAGGGCAACGTTGGCATCGGAGAAGGAAGCGAAGGAACGCTCCTTCAGCACACCACCATCATTGTACTCGACACTCGAGATGTGGTCTTTCTCCACGATGGGCTTTCCAACCAGAGCGGCGAGAGCGGCAAGCTGCTCGGCACGGGTGAAAGGCTTGAGGGAGGTGATGTCGTAGGTGGCGTTGAGCGAGAGACGGAGCTTGATGTCGTCGATGACCTGGGTGTGAGCCAGGAGACGGTCGATGACAAGGTTGTTCATCTCAAAGTGGCAAGCCACGAGACCGGCCTGGCGGGCAACCTCCACGAGGTTCTTCATATCCTGGATGGGGTCGGAAGAAGCGACGGCGGCGTAGTTGCTCGCGGAATTGAACCAACCATTGCCACTGTTGACGGCATACTTGTTCGCGGAAGGAACACGAGCCGAAAGGGAAAGGCTGATACCGTAAGGGTTGTTGGTGGCGTTGTAGATGACACCGCCCGTGGACACCATCTGGTCGCGCTGATAGGTCAGTGCGTTGGTGAAGGAGGCAACCTGATTGGCGATAATCTCACCAATGGATGCACCGGCGGAAGCCATAATCTCACGTGCACCGACATCGCGGCGACGGATGAGCTTCTTGAGGGTGCGGACCTTGGCCTCGTTGAGATACTCGACGGTCTTCATACGAGGAATCTTACCAGTGCCGAGGCTCTGGCCCTTACGACCAAACGGAATGGCCGGGGAATCGGGGTCAACAACCGAGGCAAGAGGAGCGATGCCAACGTAGTTCTCCACCTGCTCAAAGGTGAAGTCGTCGAGGAGGTCATCGTTGAAAGTGAAGCCGTCAATCTCGAGGGCGTTGTAGTCCGCGAGGATGGCATCTACGAAGGGCTGGAGACGAGCGAAGTCACCGCCAAGCGCATAGAACAGCGCATCGAAATGGGTTTCAGGAGCAAAAGTATCCATAATGCTTTCTCGTTTTTAAGGATTAGTAACGGACCTCCTGGTACACATTCGGAACGGCGGCCTTCATAGCGGCGGCACAACCGGCAGCAGGAGTCCTCTTGATGAGGATGCCCTCGCCGTGGAAGTTCACGAGCGACACGGATGCCTGAACGTTCTCAATGGACTCGTTGTTGGCGATGTGGTCGATGGCGACATCGTTGTAGAGGTAGTACTCCGGCTTGACGGCGAGAGACTTGCTTGCACCGACAGTTCCGGCGGAGTAAGCCAGCATATCGCCAGCGGCAACCACGTCGATGCCGGAGGTAGCTACGGTGATGACGTACTCGCCATCGTTAGCACCAGCGGCGATGGAAGCGGGAGACCAAGCCTTTGCGGTGGCGGCGAAAGTCGCACCGACCTTCTGGAGGACATCGGTAGCCTTCGGGGCAAGTCCGGGGACGTTACCCTTGACGGTGATGAGGGAGTTGGTGGAATCGGTGGCGTAGTTCAAAACCACGAAACCGAGCAGAGGAGTGGCGGTGCGACCGTCGGCATCAAGAGCCATCGGAGTTCCGGCGGGATAGAAAGCACCGGCCTTGGCATAGTCGGAGCCAAGTACCGCACCCACGGGAATCGGAGACACCACACCAAGCCAAACGGGAACTTCTGCACCCGCCTGGATGTTCTTGTTGAAATAAGTGTTGTAGGTACTCATTTTCTAAGGGTTTAATGATTACTGTTTCTTGGCAGGAAGCACACCCTTGACGCGGAGACGCTCGACCGCACCTGCAAACTCGTTGGCATCGGGCTTGTCACTCTTCGGGAAGAAATTTCCCACGGGAGGGACTGCACCGTCACCGTGAATCATCTTGTAGTCGGCATCGTATGAGCCTTTGTACTTCTCGATGAGGGTATCGGCGGTATCGTCCTTACCAACGGCAAACTGCCGCATAATGATGTTCGTAACCGCGCTGTCCTCACGCCCGGAAGCCTTCAGCCCTGCCAAAACCTTGGCCCGCATCTCGTCCGTCCTCGCATTGGCATCCCTCTCATCAAGCCTTGCCTTGAGTGCCTTGTTGTCATCCTGCATCTGCTTGAGCATCGCAAGGATGGCCTCGTTGCCACTCGGCTCGGTCTTGACCACGGGATCGGGTTCATCGGACGGGTGTGCCTTCTTGTAGTCATCAAAAGACTTCTGGAGCGTGGAGCGATTGCGACGCTCCGCATCAGCCGACTTCTGTAACTCTTCTGCGATAAGTGTCATTGTCGATGCTTCAGCAAGGGCAGCGTCAATTCCACTCTCGTCGGTGACGGTCTTTTCCAGCGCGGAGGCAATCCGGTCAACAGCCTCATTACTCAGCCCGAAGCGCTGATACTTAGTTCTGAGTGCGCTAATGATTTTAGTTTTCATCTCGTTGTAAAAGAACTTGTTAAACATAAAAAAGCCCGCCACGAAGGCGAACCTAATCGCCTCCGTAACGGACTATATTGTGACCTACAAGGGTCTGGACTTTAGTCTGCTGCGGCCTATTCCCTGGCCTTTATGTCACTCAACTCAACCACACTCGATTGCTTACACGAGGTGCAGTAGAGAGAGTACCGAAGTGTACCGCGAAGTTCGAGAATCCTAACCTTCAGGAACTTTCCACAATTCGGGCAACAGACCCTGTAATATGTCGGTTTCTCCATCTTCTACCATATCACTTTGTGCCAAAAATACATTCTTTTCACAATAAAACATCGTCACTTTGCAACTTTATTGTGATTTTATTGTGATTTTTGTAAGCGATGAAGAAAAAAAGTGATGATAGGCAGTACCTCGACCCCGTGTTCCTACGATACGGACAAGAGGTCTATACCAATGACTTCGCGCAATCTATACGCGATGATGTCCTTGACCGAAAGACCAAGGGCAAGAGACTTATCAACCTCATTCCACAAGAGGGATTCCAAGAGCGTGTGTGTCTCGCGGAGGCTGACTTGCTTGTAGTTGGCGGAAGAAAAGGCGGCGGCAAGACTGCTATAAGTCTCATTAAATCAATGCGTTATATGTTCAACCCCGACGTGTCGATGTTCGCCGTGCGTAAGTACGAGGACGATGTGAGACGCGGACCGTGGAAAGAGGCCAAGAAGCTCTTTCGCGGATTCGGCACGGCAAAGGAGTCCACATTCGAGTTCGCTTTCCTTGACGGCAAGGGCGCAACGATGAAGATGGAGCATATTGCCGACCTCGGCAAAATATCCGACCGCTTCCGTGGTGCGGAACTCGCGTACATAGACCTTGAGGAGTTACCCGAACATACGCGCGATGACCTTAATGTCATCTTCGACTTCTTGGCGGTCAACCGTAACACCGCCGGAGTCAAGTCCCAGATGGTAGCAACGTGCAACCCCGTAGGATGGAAAAACAAACTCCGCAAGTTCCTCGAGTGGTACATAGACCCCGAGACCGATACCGTCATCAAGGAAAGGGACGGGAAGGTGCGGTATATGTTCAAGTACGGTGGCGATGACTCCGAGATCGCGTGGGGCAACACTTGGGAGGAGGTCTATGCCCATCCCAAGGCAAAGCAGAAGATTGACTTGTTGGTCCTCGGACGCGATGACGTGACGGTGCAAGATATGATTATGACCGTCCAGTTCATCGAGGGCGATTACTCCGACAACAAGATTCTCCAAATCACCGACAAGCGATACATCTCACGCCTTGCATCAAAGGGCGATGGTTCGGTCATCAATGACCTTTCGGGCGTGTGGCGCGACATCGACGAGGGAACGGGACTCTTGTCGGGTGAGGATATGCGAAAGTTCTTCGACAACACCGAGCAACGTGGGGACGGCATCAAACGCGCATCGTGCGATGTCGCTATCGTCGGGGACTTCTTCGTCATCTATGCCGCCGAGGGACGGCACATCTACGATATGGATGCGTGGTTCGGCGAGATGTCCGATGCCGTCATACCGTTCATCGAGCATTTCCTCCGAAAGAATGGCATAAGCAAAAAGAACTTCACGTTCGATGCCAATGGTCTCGGTGTGTGGTTGTCCAACCACTCCGCGTTCCGTATGTGCAAGCCATTCAACAACAAGAGCGCACCATCCGACAACCGCTTGTGGAACAACCTCAAGTCCGAAAGCGCGGAGAAATGGGTGAGGGAGGTCAAGCAATCAATGTGGTCCATCGACCAGGCACTCCTGGAGCGAAAGTTCACCGACAAGAAAGGACACACGTTCACCGTCCGGCAAAGACTCGACGAGGAAAGACTCGCGCTCAAGCGCAAGGACGATACGGGCGCAAGGTTCGAGATTATCGACAAGAAACAAATGAAAATCGAGGTGGGACACTCCCCCGACTTCATTGAGGGACTCATAATGTTCCAACCACTCTTCGATGTCCACCAATCGCCCATACGCAAAGGTTTCAACATCTGGTAATATAACATAGCTATGCTTACACCTAATCAAATCCTGACAAAAGAGCCGTTTGTACGGATGCTGCCATCCGAGGATGGGTTTCCCAACGGGGCACTAAAGTACGAGACGGTCTCGCAAGCGGAGTTCCTGCGCGAGTACAACCCTACCTCGCACAAGATAAACTCCATCAAGTATTATCCCAACCTCTTGTTCATCGACCAGACCAAGCACAAGCGCGAGGCGAAAGTCCGCTCCCGCGTCGCGGTCGCTTGGCAACGCCGAATCCATACCAAGAGGGTGGTGGCTCTCACGGGTTACGAACCCGACATCACATCGGCGAAGTCCAAGTCCGATGAGACATCACAACAGCACCTCGCGCAGTTCAAGGAGGGGTGGTCCGTCAAGGGAATGGACACGGGAATACACCTCGCCATCTCCGATGACCTCAAGGTCGGTGACGTTGCCATCTGCGGTTACAAGTCGGGGGGTCGGTTCGGATACCGCATCTTCTCCTTCGCCAAAGGGGACACACTCTATCCACATTTCGACCCGATGACGGGCGAACTTGACACCTTCGGACGCACGTTCACACGCGCCATTATCAACCCTAATGACGAGGGCATCTCCGAAATCGTCACCTTCCTTGACGTATGGGACAAAGACAACTACATCCAATACCGTAGTGTCGCACCTTGGGAGGCCGAGGCGATGCGTGGCGAGGGATGGATAGTCTCATCACCTCTCCGTCCACACGCCTTCTCCTTCTGCCCCGTTGCCTACCATCGTTACGGAGAACCCGCGTGGGCGGGAAGCCAGTCACTCATCGAGACGCACGAACTTGCGATGTCGCAACTCGCAGAGAACAACGCACAGTACGCACTTCGCATCCTCTATGCACTTGGCGCGGAGTTCGAGATGGACGGGTCCGTGGACGGAACACCAACGCAGATTAACTCCACCGATCCAAACGCAAAGGTCGGCTTCCTGGAGCCCGCCGATTCGTCCGGCTCCTTCGATGTCCAACTCACCAAACTCGAAAAGGAGATTATGCGATGCTCATTCGCCGTGGAGACTCCCGAGCTCAAGAGTGGTAGCGACATCTCGTCACTCACCGTCAAGACACTTATGCAGGACTCCTACCTCAAGGCTCTTGACGATGCCAAGACATACCAAGAGTTCCTTGACACGGTGGTGCGTATCTTCATCGAGGGATATGGCACGGAGGCAAGCCTCCTCCCGGAGTTCAAGCAACTCAACATCAAGATTACACTCCAGCCGTGGACATTTATGGCCGAGAGCGAAATCGTCAACACCGTCGTGCAACTCGTCTCCATCGGTGCGCTATCCAAGCGGTCGGCAACGGAGTACATCTACGAGACACTCGGACTCGGCACACTCGACGAAGCAAAGCGACTACTCCAGCAGGAACACGATGAGATGGTCGGTGAGGCGCAGAAAGAGGCCATCACACTTACCGACAGGAGCAATCCCGTCAATACCGCGCGACAGACCATCTCGCAAGTGACTAACTAAGTATGACGATAGACCAAGTAACAAACATCCTTACGGGCATCAAAGGGCGCGTGACATCCGAGGTCTTGGAGACCATTCGGAAGATACTCGTCCTTTGCCAAGAGTATTCGTTCCTCGGGGAGAGGTTCTCGTTCAATGCCAACGCGGACCTCTCCGATGAGGTCAACCGATTGCTCATACAACTTTCGGACGCGATGCTTGAGGAGGCCGACACAAGGACATTAAAGACAATAGACAATCACGATGACGATGACACGGTACTCGCCTGGATTCACCGTGAGCGCAACGGACAAACCAATGAGGAGAGGATGGACCGTCACGCAAGTGCGCTCAGGTTTCTCTTGGAGGGATACCTCGCGGTATCCTTCGCAAACAAGCTCAACAATGCCGACATCCTCGGAGACGCATTGCATTTCCTATCTAATCCCTACGGATGGGAGCCGATGAAGGATGCCTTCGCGCATCCCGAAAGGTGGAACGCGGAGATTATCCAAAGTCGTGGCTTCCACGTCGGACGCGGAAATGACACCAATCCCATCAACGCGATGGCTAATATGATTCAGTACGAGGTGCTGGATGGGTACAATCGTGGCTTGCTCCTGGACTTCGGCCGAGACCCGGACATCGTTGCCTACCGCGTGGAGCGAGGTTCATCCTTCGATTGCGAGGTATGCGACGAAGCCGTTGCCAATAGTCCGTACCCTTTGGATGTGCAGATTGTGCCTCTTCATAGCAGGTGCAGATGTAAAATGATACCCATCCGAGCATCAGAACTTTAATACCACAAAGATATGGAACAAGCAAAATTCATTAAGAAACTGGCAGTATGGGTGGCGATAGTCGCCGCCGTCATCATCGCCATCATCGGACTCTGCTTCGGCAAGGTCATCGAAGGCTCACTTTTCGCCGAGGTCGCCAAATGGATTGTTATGGGACTCGTCATCATCGGTGTCCTTGAGGGATTCATCTTCTCAAGTCTCGGTGGCATCCTCTATCATTTCGTCTATGAAAGGAAGCATCCGCGACTGGATCAAGACTGACGGACTCCTCCACCTCGAGACCTCCGCTCTCATCGCCATCGCAATATCGCTCATCTTCCCGTGGGCGATTGCCGGTGGCATCACACTCCTTATCGGCATCGGCAAGGAACTATGGGATAAGGAACACGGACGCGTGGCATCTTGGCACGACATCGTGTGCGACATCGGAGGAATAGCCATCGGACTCTTCCTCGCGTGGATATGAAAAAAGGGCTGCACCATCACGGCGCGGCCCTTTCTGCAAAACACTAAAACTAAACCAAAAACTAATAAGACATCGAAGACTCATCGTCCCCGTTGAAATCTATCTCAAGCGACCATACCAACCAACTGAAGGCTATCAACCCGTCCCAGAACTCGAACTCGGGCAGGAGCGCAAAGTAAGGATGGCGGTAAAACAAAATCTCTATCATAAGCCCACAAAGATAAGTTCCTCGGCAAGCGGCAAGGTGTGAACCCAATCTATGAACTCGTGCCATTCGGGGAGACGGTGGTTGGCACGTTGGCGTACGATGTTACGCAAGCATTGATAAGAGAACATATCCACCTTGGTCATCTCGTGCCCCATCGGTATTTCCGCTTTGACCCTCTGCAACTCCTCGCCTTGAAGCCCCTTGGCATCAACGTGCATCGTGCTGGTCGAGAACAACCTTTCGTGTCCGGCACGATATGTCTCGAGTTCCACGAAGAAATAGACGGGCGCATCTATCCGCGCATAGGCGATGACACCACGCATCGGCTTCGCGTGTTCGTCACCGCGCGTGATGAGCTTCTGCACCAACTCCAAGTCCTTCGGATGTGGCGTGACTATCGCACCATAGTTCAGTTGGTCGTTTTCAAGGAAGAAATCACAAGAGCCTTTCACGCGAGGACTCTTCCCATACGGCAACCGCAGGGAACAGAACATCGACATAAAGCCACTAACCTCTATCGTCTGTATCTTCATTTTTCTCGCAATATGCTACGTCGTTTTTGGTGATAAGTAACGCCCTACCGTCGGGAAGCCAATTCTGGATGTTCTCCACCCATTTCCGCACGTCAGTATCAGTGATTATCGCCATAACTCTATCTCGTTAACATCAACCCACACACCCTTGGCAATCTCTACCCGCATATCCTTGCCCTGCTTGTCGGTGCTAACCGTCAAGGCGTTCAAGACCTGGACATCGTGACCACGATAACGCACCACGTCGCCTATCTTCACCCGCTTGCTATAAAACTCACTTGCCGTCATTCACCATCGCACTTTGGCCCAACACTAAGTCACGCACCTGCTTGTACAGCTTGTCCTTCATCGGAAAAGACATCGTGCCAAACAACGGCACATCCACACCGCGCTCAATCATCAAGGACAACTGAGACATAAAATGCTCGTACTCCGACAATGTGGCACGGAGATTCAGCATCACACCCATCTCGTCCTGCGTCATTCCAAACCCTCCTCTTTACGCACCTCTGCCTCGGCCTCGGCCAACTCACGCTCCTCGCGGAGTATCTTGGCATCCTCCTCGGCGGAGATGTCATCCTTCACACCGTACAAGTCCTTGTGACGATTGATACAGTCAACGGCGCACTTGTTCAATGCTGTCAAGTACTCCACGTCCGGCACACAACCGATAACGTTGTACATCGTCGCGGCGTAGTTCGCAAGGAAGTTCTCACCACCATCGTCAAACACCTCGCTTATCATACGACCAGCAAGCAACACGTCGCTCACACGGATAGACATCACACCACCGATGTCCTGGAGCTTGTAATGACCACTCTCACGGTGGTACACGAAGTTGCCAACCCTACGGTCGCCCTTCTCTAACTTGACTTTTCCTCGCTTGACTTTCATATCTCCTTGAACCAAATGCTAACCTTGTCACGGCGGTCGAAACTCGAACACGCCAAGTACTCGGGACAATTACGCGAAGCAAACGCACAACCCATACAAGCATCACGCGGAAACTCTATCGCACCACGCGACACTACCTCATAACGCACACCACCCAACTCAACGTAATCACCAATGGCAATAGTACGACGAGGCGGTGTCAAACTACGTATGCTCTTTCCGTTTCCCATACGCCAACAAAGATAACAACATCCGACAATAATTCACAACAACACCCGTACGATTGTTGATAACTTGTTGATAATGTAGCCTATTTATCCAAGTTCAACCTCGGAGCGGTACTCTTGCGCGAGGAAACCTTCGGATAGACATAACCATCACTCCGCACAAGATCTGGAGCAGCACAATACACCATCTGCCCACGGCGCACCGGCTCCAACCAACCACGGGCATACATCCCCACCTTCCGCTTACGCACCGAGTACTCCGTCAAGCCAAGACCAGCACCAATCGCGGCATTGGTCACATCCGTCATCGTGCCACCACCATACTCTATGCGGTCAAGCACCCAGGAGTACAAAGCAATGTCCCAAGGAGTCATACCCGGCTTACTCCGTAACGGGAAAAAACCAGACACTTGCATATCCAACGGAAACGACAAACGCTCGTTACGATACAACCCCAACTCATACATCTCACCCATCACAACATTCCAACGATGACGGGACATACCCAACATCGCACCAGGGACATTCGCATAACTCATACCCTCCAGCACCAACACCTCACCACGCGCACACAATAACTCCTCCAACTTCTCACCTACCGACAACACCATCACCGAGGCTTGAGTACAATAATACGACCACAAAATACGACAACCTATGCTCATATCAGACCTGACCATAGCATAGCGATAAAGGTTACAATCTTCTAACATATATCAAAATTCTTCTCTTTGCAATTATAATAACTTCTCAACTAACTATCAATATCTTCTCAACCGATTGTTAATAACTTCTTACCCAAACTTGCAAAAAGGTGTTAACTAATAAAAGTTCTATAAAAACTACACAAAAACCTTACAAAAAAAATATAAAACTCTTTTCACGCTTTTTTCGTTTTTTTCGCCTTTCACGCAATCTCGCTCAAGGCCGCGAGGCCATCGTTCGGGGCTACGCCCACTCACTGAAAAATGATACTTTATTTCCACTACCTACCCTAATTGTGCCATACTCCGGCACAAGCACACACCACACACTCCTACACACAATTATACACCTACGGTGTATATCCCACGCATAAATGAATAAAAAATCAAAAAAAATAAAAAACAAAAAAATATCTGGTAAGTCACTCCCGCTCTGGCTTGCGCCAGGTGCGGGGTCTCCCCGTCTTTTAGGCTTGATTTTTCCGTCAATTCGTGCCGAATAAAGCCCTTAAAATCAATATTTTGGCTATATTATTGTTATAATGTAGCCTATTTTATCCCGTTCCGATTCTGTGCCCGTGTTCGTTCCTTTACTGAGTTTCAAGACGTTCCCAGAAGCCGGAAAACGTCTATAAATACATTTGTTTTGTTTCTCCTGTGTTCCTTTCCTCCTGTGTTCGTTTCCGTTGTTGTTTGTATTTCTGTTGTCGGTTATCTTGATTTGTTCCCGTTGTTTCATCCCGTTCCGGCCGTTGTCGTTTGCTATCCTCCTGGCGTGTTGTGATCCGTTCCGTTTTTCCCGTGTTCCTGAGAATCTCAATATATCAAATTGTTCTATCTTGCCGTTTTGCCGTGTTTCTTTCGTTGTGGCGTGTTTTAACAGTCCGACAATATAAATTATTATCCTGTTGTGTTCGTTGCGATTCTGGGCGCGTTTTGTGGCGATTCTTGAGGATATGAAAAAAGCCCGCGATTTTTTGCGGGCTGTTGTCGTGTTGTGTGTGTTGTGTTATTGAGTTAGGAACGCGAAAGTAAAATATCTTCTATTGTGTCAATCATTGTTTGTTTGTTCACTCCTGGCGCGTAATTTCTGGGCGCGATTTTTTGGAGAATCCCAGCGGCGACGAATCGCGGACAAATTGCCAGAATCGCGGACAATCTAAAAATATATCCTGTTTTCATCTTCTGGCGAATATGATTCTTTGACGGCCACGAGGATATGCGAATCGGACGCGATTTTATAACCGTTATCGCAGTAAATACACTCCATTGCGGGCCGATATTCGTTTTTATCGACGTATGACCAAAGATTAAATTTTGCACGGGACGCGGCCGGCGTTTCAATCCTGGCGATCCTTTCGAGGGATTCGCGGACGGTGTGGATAATATCTAAAACGTCGGACGTGTTGCAAATGGCAGTATTTGCAAGCGCATTTTTTTGAACACTCAGGAACGCGCCGATATTCTCAAGAATTTTATTTGATTCGGTTTTCATTGTTGTATAGTTTTATTTGTTGTTACTGTTGTATAGTTGTGTTTGTTGCTGTTGTTACTCAGAAGCCCGGCACCAAAGATTTGCGGCTATTGTTGTGGCGGCAGCTTCGGAAACTTGCCGATCCCGGCCTCCCTGAAATTTTACGACCTTACCGAGATTAAACGTATAATATTGGAAATTGTGCCGCGTGTTATAATTGTATTTTGTCCGGCGGCCGTCAAGATACAAATTTATTTCCGTGTCACTCAATTCGCGGGCTGTTAGTCTAAAAAACTGCGTTGTATCTTCGTCGTTTGGATCGATAGCCATATTTAGCGACAAATCTAAATTGTCGGAGATATAAGAAAGGCGCAAAATTGTGGCGTGTCCTGGCGTGCGTTCAGTCTCGAAAATATAACTTAATTCGTCATATTTCCCCAGTCCGATATATACGCGGCTGCGCTCCGTTTGTGGGAACGTGTTTAATACTTCGCAAACTTGCGCGGCTGTTAGTCCGTCGTGCCCGTAACCGTCGCGCCAAATTGTTGTTTGGAGTTTCCCGGCCTGGGTGCAAGATTCGCCAATAATTTTAACTGTTCCCCAGTCAAAACCGGCGCGGGCGTTTAATTCGTTTTCCATCTCAGCGTAAAGAAGTTTTTTTTCTAACTCCTGGCGCATTTTTTCAAGATCGTTCGTTTTCATAACTCAATACTTTTTAATAGTTGTTTTAATATCTTTTTTGTTTGTTTGTTCCTTTGTTCACTGCAAAGATAGGTAAATATTTTTATCCTACAAATTTTTTTTAACTTTTTTTTTGATTTTTTTGCGTGCCGTGTTTTTGCCGTTCCTTTGATCCGTTCCGACGGCGTTCCTGGGTGCAATCCTCCCAGGAGCTCAGGAGCTCCGACCGGCTATATATATAAGTACGCACGCGGGCGCATATATGCGTGTATATGCGTGTAATAGGTCGAACGAATTGAACGAACGAACGAAGCAAACGAATGAACGAATTTGAACGGATCGGAACGAATGATTTTGAACGATTGAGGACACGAACGGACGAACGAAGATGAACGAACGAAAATTTTTTTGATATTTTTTGCGAAAACTATTGCACGATAAAAATATTTATCTTAATTTTGCCCCCGGATTGAGATTTGAGACAGTCCACAAATGAAAGTTTGACCGACAAAAATTTATTGAGTTATGACACTGGCCGAGATTAAAAAGATTGTCAAAAGCGTTCCCAGAACGGAGATGACAAGCAACCCCAGTTTTCGGGAGATGAAAGACGGAACGGTTATAATCCGTCCGGGCTCCCACAATCACGCGCTGCGTATTATCGACACACTCCGGGCGAACGGTTATAACTGTTCGTTCACGAGCGTTTATTACGGGACAAATGCCCTTATCGTATGGACAAATGAAATGAACGTTTAATTTTTTGAGTTATGACAGTTTTTGATTTGGATTTGGAACAGCTCCAGGAGCTGAAGCAAAACTACCTTTGCAATCTTGCCGATCGTGGCGAATTTGCGGAGATTGTGGGCCGAGATTATGACGCGCCCAGTTATGACGATTTAGCCCGGGCCGGTGCAATCGTGCCCGATCCCGTCATTTTCAGGGAGTACGAAGGGGTCGAATTTACCGACGACGATTTTATTTGCAGTATGACAATTTAACAGACGGAGGACAGACAAATGATTATCGGATGGATATTTATTTTCTCGTGGTTATTCGTTCCCAGGCTTACGGACTGGGCCGAACGATGCCGAGCGAACGAGGCAGGGGGAGCGAACGGCACGGACAGGGAGGACGGAGGCGAACGAACGAGGGGCAGGGACTGACCGAACGAGCCGGAGGGTATGCCCGAACGATAGCGACCGCACGCGAACGAGTGCGCCTCCCTGCGAGTGGGAGAACGGGCACGAATGAATGTTTAACAAATTAAATCTTTTGCTTTATGAAAACTATTGTGACGAACGTTTACACCTTTGAGGAGCTGAACGAAGAGGCCCAGAAGAGGGCGATTGAAAATTGCCGTTCCTCGATTGCACAGTTTCTTTGTCAGTGCAACGATGACGATTTCAGGGGAACGCTTGATAAGATCGAGGACGTTTTTAGTATTCGAGTCCGCGACCTGGAGGGCCGCCCACGGTGGACGATGACGAGTAGCCGGTGGGCAGACGTGGAGGACGAGGAGGGCGGCCGGATGCTGTGCCGTTACTTAAACGACGTGGCCGATGCCCTGGATAACCGCAGACGGTATTATAAGGGTTGGGAGAAGCGACGGATTGCACGGACTATACACGACCCGTATTTTTACTGTCTCACTGGAGTTTACTCCGATTCCGCAGTGGACAACGCACTAAACAATATGTACGATGCGGTTAGGCGTGGCGATTCAATCCACGACTTTATCGGCGAGTTGCTGAGTGACTTTGCGACCGCCTGGGAGAAGCAAAACGAATCGTCGTATAGCGACGAGGTGATCCGCGAGGAGATGATAGCGAACGAATACGAATTTGAGGCGAACGGCAGGGAGTGGAGATAATCGAACAAGGGGGACTATATGTATAACAATCAAAACGCGAATGATATGAAAACGAATGACACGGTACTACTTCAGGAGTTGCAAACGAACGTGACGGGCAGGGTACGGGCCAAGCTGTCCGAGCTTTACGAACAGTACGATTTATGCGTTCTCGGTGACAAGGTGCACGAGGCCGAGGTAGGCGGGATCGTTACCCAGGTACTCCAGGAAAACGACTTCAGGGCGAAGCCCGATTTTAAGGTACGCGACGAGAATATGCCGAGGCCGGGCGAACGGGTAACAACCGAGGAATGGAGTTTTCTCCTTTCGTCTGAGGACTTCGACAGACTTATAAACTTATGCGTTCCGAGGTGGCACGCCGCAGGACTGACCGACGAGAAAGGAACGAGCACGCCGACTTGGACAACAATGAAGATTGACGCGAGGAACGCCGTACTGGACTACCTTATCGGGCATATAATCCCGTCCTCCTTCCGCGATTTGTTCCAGCGCAACCGTTGGCAATACTCGCAGATGGAGAAACTTATCGGTTTAGGCCGTCAGTTGATAGCCTGACCGAACGGACAAGCCTGGCCCAAGCGTGGCGCACGAACGGCAAGAGGGAACCGCAACCCCTACCAGGCTCAAGACTTAAAACACGAATGTTTAACAACTAACACGAACGGTTATGATACCTTTAATCAACAACGCCACAGTAAGGAACGGCAACGCCGACTACTGGGCACGCCTGGGGGCTATTATGAAGTACAACCACGACAACGGGATAAGCAACGAGATATACTCCGAGCTTGCCCTTCCTGTGAACAACGGGGCATTTTTCCGTCAGATGATCCAGCCCGTTGTGCGCTATTTCAACCTTACCAAGAACGACTAACACGAACGACCATGTACCGAATCATTGACACACACACGAATTTATCCGTTGGTAGTTTTGACATCCTCCAGGGCGAGGACGGCCAGGTGCTTATCGGTGTTTGCATTGACCACGATTTCGACATTATGCCGGACGATATGAAGGGCACACGGGCTTTTCTTTGCACCGCCGATTGTCTGGCCTACATCTTCGGGAACATCCCCCTGGACGACCGCGACATTTGGCAGATATACCAAACGTGGAAGTCCCACGGGGAGTATTACCGTTGGCTGAATCGAAACACGATGAACAATTAAGACGAACGGATATGAAGAAGATTTCAATTTCTCCCGACAAACTCCAGGAGTGGGCAGGGATGACCGACAACAACGAACATATCGACGTGCGGATCGAGATAGCAAAGTATTTCGGTCTGGAGTACAAACGCGAATCGTTGGAACACGATTTTGTCGGAGCGTATGAACACTGCAAACTGATTCAGGAGCGTTTCCAGTGCGCGACGTTCCCTATATACGTGATAGTGGACGACGCGATGATTGAACGGATAAGACGGGAATACGGCGGCAAGGTGGCCGAACAGGTGTGTGCCTGTCTGTAATCCCGAACGAACGGATGCCCGTGAACGGGTGCGATGCCGAGCGACCGAATCGCTCCACGGGCGCAACTACTAACAACTAAAATCGAACGATTATGACAACGAAAATGATTGAGCAGCAGATTTGTTTCCAGGTGGACGAACGCGCTAAACTTATGTGGGAGGAAATCCGCAACGACAATCCCGAATGTACCCGAAGGGTAGAAGTCCGCCGGTCGATGTGGTGGAGCGTACAGAATCCGAACTATTGCGTGCTATTCTTCATCGGTAACACGCTTTTCGGATGCGAGAACGGCCTAACAAGGACGGCAGCTATCAAGTCCGTCAAGGCTTGGGAGAATCGCAACGGGTGGATGAATTAACAATGCCTATGGATACGATTTTTGAGGCCGTACAGAAGCACGCAGGGCTCCAGGCGGCCACCATATCAAAACACCTCCGTAACGCCAAGATACGGGACTTTTCGGACTTGACACGGGCCGGGGTTATGAATCTCCGCGACGAGCTCCGGCAGTCCCTGGCCCCATCCTCCGCTAAGACCGTGGCGGCATCCCTGGTTGCGTTACTCAGGAGATACGAGGACGAAGGGGTGATCCCGTGCAAGGACTACGCCACCATCCTCCGACTCAAAGGGGAAGCACCCGTGAAAACCTACCTGAACGAATCAGAACTCGAACGACTCGAACGAGTACCCACCCGAACGACTGTCGAACGAATCGTGCTGAACGAGTTTCTTGTCGGAACGAAAACGGGGGCGAGGTTGAGCGACATCCGCGAACTGACCGAGGAGAACGTGGACGGCACGACCTTGACCTACACGTCGAAGAAAACGGGCATAACGGCATCAATCCCTTGCTCGAACAGGACGGTGGCGCGGTTGCGCTGGCTCCGAACGAACGGCAAGGTGGTGGACACTGCGACCTTCAACAAGACGATACGCCGACTGTGCAAGCGTGCCGGTATCGACGAGCAAGTCAAGGTGCATAAGGGTGGCAAGGACGAGGTAGGGCCGAAGTGGAAATTCATCTCCTCGCACTCGGCACGAATCAGTGTCGCCACGAACTTGAGCGCGAACGGCACACCCCTGACGGACATACGAGATATTCTCGGTCACACGGGAACGGCTATGACTTCGAGGTATGTTTGCCGCCGTGAGGTCAAATTGAACGAAAAATCGCTGGCACTTTTCAGATAAATCCATAACTTTGACAACCATGACAAGAGAAGAAAGGCTTAACACTCCGGTTTCCGAGATGGGACGGGTGGACTTAAGGGGCTATATTGCCCGCAGACTGAAAGAGGAAGGCATCAGCCACGGCGTTATCGCCAAGCGTCTCGGTGTCGCCCGTGCGAGTATTTCCACGGCACTCCGGGGTCAGATTCCCATGCCACTTGAACGCATCGAGAAACTGTTGTGGATTCTTGACGGAGACAATACTCCTTTCCGACCTTAAACGAGCAAGGGGGAGGGCAAACGAGGCAGACCGAGGGTGACGGTGTGTCCGAACGAACGAAGCAGGGCGGGGGTCTATTTGACCTTCGCCTTTTCTTTTTTGTACAGGACACACTCCGAGCATCGCAGGGGGAGGTACACCCTCATAATGTCCTCCTGCGTCTGGCTACCCTCCTTGAACCGCATCAGGTCGGAGAGCATCTTCAGATACTCCCTCTTGTCCTTCTCGTCGGAGATGGTGTTGGCTTGTTCGTTAAGGAAGGCGATGAACTGGTTGACATCGGTGAAGTCACGCACCTTGTCAACGAGCGCGGATGTTGTCGGCTTGTTCTCCATCGGACCGAGCTTGGCGAGTTCGGAACGGACGCGGGACTCAACGCGGTTGTCCTCGGTAGCCTGGATGCCATTCCAGAAGGACACCACCGAGGGCGAATTGCGCCATTCGGAGATGACATTCTTCTTGGAGATGTCCGTGGAGTACTCCTTGCCCGGATGGCAGAGGTCGAACATCTGGGACCAAAGCGATCCGTTCTTCTTGTCAGGAGTGGTGTAGAATCCCCACAAGAGAGCCGCCTTCTCGATGTCGGATAAATCTTTCAGTTTCTTACTCATACCACAAAGTTAGGAAATTATTGCGAATTTATTGTAACTTTGTTGTGTATGACAGCGAAAGAACTTATAGAAATGCTCTCGGTGCGTTATCCGACCGAGAACGTGACCATCCAGAGCGAGGGTGGCAGGAACATCCAGGTGGTGGGCATCGACGAGCGGGCATCGTCGGAGTACGGATGCACCGTGCTGAAGACCGTTTGGAGTGCCAAGGACAAGCCCATCGAGTCCGAGGAGGACAAGATACGCAGACAACGGGATGACCTCACCCGCCAACTCGCCAAGATGCGCGAGGAGGAAAAGAAAGCCAAGGAGAAAGCGGAAAAGGAGGCGAAGAAGAAAGCCACCGCAAAGAAGAGGCGCAAGCGCAATGCCAGCACCACAAAGCAGGTGGTGAATGGTACAGTCCCGACCGGCAAGAGGGGCAGACCCAGGAAGATGGTCGAGGACACGGAGTTCGTCAAGGCTCTCGCCGAGGACAACGGACTCGACACGTTGTTCAAGGCGATGGACAAGTCAGAATAAAGTCTCTTCTGGCATCTTGTCCGTCCCCTCCATTTTTGCATAATAGTCAACCCCATTCCTTTTCGTGTAATACACTCCGTATCGCTTTATGGCGTGGTGAATCTCATCTTCTCCCGCCTTTAGGAATAAGGATGCCTCGTGCAAGTTCGGGCAATAGTAAGGCACTTTTTGACCGATTCTCCCAACCTCAAGAGTATATGCTCTCTCTCGGTTTCTTCTCGCCTCCAAGAACCTTTCCCAAGTGATAGGGTTATTATTGTTTTCCTTTACGGTCGCCCATCGGAGATTACTATCAGCATTGTTGGCAATGTCCCCGTTTATGTGATCTATCGTAGGCTTTCCCTCGGGGTTGGGCACAAAAGCCATTGCCACTAAACGATGCACCTTGACACACTTTCGCTCCCCACTCTCTGTAAGCAAGTTTACCCGTAAGTAACCCTTGGTATCGGGGGATTGCTTATTGATTCTCTTTACATTCCCTTTTTCATCAAGGGTTCTTACCCTACCCTTATTAGAAACCTCATATATAGGCAAAAAGGGAGGGTGCACAGTCTTCCACCTCTCGTTTGAAAGTGGCATCTTTTTCATCCATCGTGAATCAAGAACGAAGTAATGTCCGTGTTTCATATCTCATTATCTTATTTACTACAAGATACGAATAATCCACAAGCCTTGCCAACTTTCTTGCCAAAAGATATTAACAATACGCCTAAATAATTGATGTTTACATAGTTATGGGGTCACTTTTGAATAACGAAGGAGTCACTGATATTGGGAGGCACATCGCCTCCCTTTTTCGTTTCAAATCGCCCTTCCACGCATCTGGGAGGGCGTTTTTGTTTCCCAATGCCCATTTTTTGAATCTTACCCATATATGGGCATTTTTACCCAAATCTTGCCAAAATCCTTGCCAACTATTGGTAAGTTTGGTTATCTTTGTGGCGAAACAACATAACAGTCTATGAACATCTACTACAATTTGGTCTTCCCCTCCAGGGAGGAGTCCCCGATCCGTGTGGTCATCACCCATCGCGGGAAGGTCTGGAGGAAGAGCGTTGGCATCACCACCAAGACGAAGAATTGGAACGGCAAGCGCACGGGCGAATACTCCAAGGACAATGCCCTGCGTCTCATCCGCATCGGTCTCGAATCCTGCCTTGACGAGTTCTCGTCCGAGAAAGCCATTTCCGAGGCTTTGGCGAGGGTTAAGGACGGCAAGTGGAGCGAGACCCCACTTCCAGCCTATAATGCCAAGAAACGCCCCTCATTTTGGCAATATTTCGATGATTGGGCATCGAAGGACAATCCCGCCAAGAGACAACGGCGCAACACCTACAACCTTCTCGTCCGTCTGATGGGTACATCTGCGGGCTGGGACGGCATCGACTCCGCGTGGTACTTCCGTCTGGTCGAGAGGATGAACGCGGAGAAATACTCCAAGAACTACCAAGGGAGCGTCATCGCAAAGGTCAAGGCGGTGATGATGGAGGGCTTGAAACTCAAGTACCATTCCAATGAGGAGTTCCGCGAGTTCAGGAAGCCAGCCAATGATACCGACTCCGTGTACCTCACCAAGACGGAGCTTGACAAGTTATGGAACTTGGAACTGACGGACGGGATGGAGAAGATGGTGCGCGACCTCCTCATCATCGGGTGTTACACCGGCGCGAGGTTCGAGGACTTCTCCACCTTCACCCTTGACAACATCGTTGACGGGAAGTTCCGTTACATCCAGCGGAAGACCGGCGAGAGGGTTGTGCTGCCGTTGTCCCCACGGCTGAAGACGGCATTGAGGCGCAACGGAGGGAAAGCCCCAGAGGTCGGCCAGGTGGTGTTCAACAGAGAGGTCAAGACCGTGTGTATGAAGGCAGGGATCAACGATATGGTCGAGGTGCGGGAGTCGAAGGGCGAGGGGTATGTGCAGAAGCGAGTGCCGAAATGGAAGATGGTGTCGAGCCACACTTGCCGGAGGACTCTGTGTACATTGCTCGATCAGGAAGGAGTGCCGATGCGTCAGATAATGGTGGTTAGCGGTCACAAGAACTTGGCGAGTCTGCTCAAGTATTTGCGGAAGAGCGAGAGGGATGTGGAAGATATTTTTGGTCGAGTCAAGTTTTTCAAGTAGCTTTGCGCTTGTGTTATCCCCGTTCTGGGGGATTTCATAACTCAATAATTTTGTTTGTTAAACTTGCTCCTCTCGCAGTGATGCGCGGGGAGTTTTTATATCACCACCTCATTCGATACTCGTTCTTAATCTTCCCAAACGGTTTCCCATTTCGTCTTGCATCGGAAGCATCCAAGTCTAATTGTTCACCCACCTTCTCTACGAACTTTGGCAAGTAAGTTATCTCTGGCCAGAGTCTCATAACGTAATCCACATACTCGTCAACCATATCTTCGCCATACTTGTCTATCCTATCTTTCAAGTCTTGTGCAAGGGTATCATCGAACTTTCCTTGGGGCATCTTCTTGGAGTACTTCTTCCATTGCTCTTGCGTGAGAGGATGTTCGCTCTTGGCATCCCCCTTAGAATCCCCCTTAGAATCCCCCTTAACCTCACTAACAACCATATCAACTTGTTGATGTTGGCTATTTAAAAAAATATTATCTTTTTTTTCTTGGTTGTTAGCAAGGTTGTTAGTATGGTTGTTATCTATAGTATATATAGAGTCGGTGCAATTTTGCACCGTCGATGGAGCATTTTCGCTCTCTCGATGCGACAAATCTGCACCAGGCTCGGTGCAATCCTGCACCATCGTTGGAGCATTTTTGCTCCGTCTTTTCTTCGCAAATAACTTGATTAAATTTGGGTGGTAAAACTCAATGTCCTCCTTGTCCACGGAGTACCAAGGAGTGTGGTCGTATCCCGTGGCATTGTAGTTCCCGACCTTTAAGAGTTTCTTCTCTATCAATAGACCAATGGCTCTTTGTATCGTCCATTTCGACAAGTCCTTAAACTCCATCTCTATGAGATCACTTGCAGAGAAGTAAGTCCAATACCTCCCATCGTGAAAGTTTTTCTTGTCCTCCTCGTTCTTGAGCACCCAATAGCAGATGTATTGGAATAGGTCAGCGGCGAGGTAGTTATAGTCAAGCAACTTAACCAGGGTAAAGTTAATGGTGTGCATCACCATCGACTTTCTCATTTGTTCAATTTCTACTTTTGTCATTGTACGCGAAAATAAAAAAGCATCGGGTAATCTCTACCTCGATGCTCTCAGTTGGACGCATCCACCCTTATGGGTCGCGTACAGGATTTGTCCACTATATGTCTATATCCAATTCGGACTTTTGTGTGGTCTCTACGCCGTGTACGCGGGTGGCGAGATAACCTCTGCCACAAAGATAAGCAAGATGTCACAACATTTGCAACACCATCGCACAATTTTGTTGATAACTTTTTCCGCCTACTTCCCCAATTCCGTCAGCATCGCCTTCTTTATCAGCCACTTGAGCGTACTAAGCTCCTCCTTCAACTTCCGTATCTCCTCGTCCTTGCTTCGCAACAACTTCTCCGTGTCATCCACTATCATCTTGTCCGACTCCCCACGGAGGTAGTCAGGGTTCAGGTAGTCCACTCCAGCGCAGATTTTCGCAATGTAGTTCTCGGTCATCTTGTACTCTCCAGACAAGAGTCTTGACACCGATGCAGTAGGCAGGGAACACCTCCGGGAGAACGCAGCCTGGTTCCCGTAGGAAACGCGCCTTACAACCTCGCGCAGACGCGCGGATAGGTCAATGTCCGTCTTTTCCATATAATCGCGTGTATGGGCTTGAAAACCGCCTTTAATCGTGCCCTATGTGACCGACCACGAGTCCCACCCCGTAGATGGAGTTCTTCCTGACCGTGTAGTCGGGATAACTCGCGGTGTTGTCGGAGTGGCACACCACGGAGTTGTCATCGTCGCGGTCTGGGTACAACCGCTTCACAACGCACCCTTGCGAGGTGGCGAGGACATATATCTTGCCCCACTGGAAGAATGACGGATCGTCCACCTTCTTGACGAGGAGCATCTCCCCGCTCTGGAATCTCGGTGTCATACTGTCCCCGTCCACTCTAATCACGAAGTCCGCGCCACGGGTGATGGCTTTCGGAACTGCGATGGTTTCGGGGTAGGAATCCTCGAAGCTCTCCCTGAGGTGTCCGGCTACGGCATCGAAGGGGACAAGCGGAAGGTCGATGGTGTTGTTCTCAAATTTCGGTTTAGCACCGAACAGGAGTTCGTAGGCATCCAGCTCGGGGCAAGCCTTGAGGATGCGGATGAGACTGCTGATGCGAAGTTCCTGCGAGTCGCGGTAGAAGGTCGTACCGTCGATGCCGCATTTCTTCGCAAATTCGCCCGGAGTCATCCCCAGCGACTCATAGTAGTCCATAATCCGCCGTTTGACGATTGGTTGTTCTTTTTCAGCCATAGTGTTGTGTATTAGTTCCTTACTCTGGCTCTCGATGGGGTGTTAACTGCTCAAGCGAAAATTTTTTCAAAAAAAATATGAATAAATGTTTGCTAAAACGAAATTTACTCCCTATATTTGCTCTCGGTTTCTAAATGAACGGACTGCTCAAACGAAACCCCCGACCCCCATACGAGCCTCTTACATTGTTGTTTTCAAGGGCAAATATAGGGAAAAGGATTCACAAAAGCAAGTCCGCTTATGAATAAACCGAAAAGTTCTTTGCCCCTCGGGGATATACTCCACGATACCATCTGAGCCGTGAGAAGCCGTTGGTTTGCCCACGTGGAATGAATGACGATTCAAGTCTTATGGCTGGAATGCCGTAAGGATGCGCTGCACCTTGATAAGAGAGGAGGAGCGCGGGGCATAGGGATGAAGCGGATGGCGAGTGAGAACACAACCCAGTGCTTGTGCTAAAGACAAGTGAGAGGACGTTCGGATTCGATTGAGAGTCCCGATGCCGGTGGAGAGCCGGACGGAAAGAACTATATGAGCCATCTCCCCTTGCGACCAATGTCGTAAAGATACCACGGAAAAGTCACGCGATTCTTTCTTCATAATAATTCTGTTCCTATTTTTCCGTGCCCGTACTGCAAGTCGGGATAAAACTCTGAGCAGGACATATTGCAATCAATCATTGGAAGTCCAGCAGAGATGCTCGGCGCAAGGCTTGGTAGTGTAAGTGGTAACAACAACGGGCAGGAAAACGGAGAGTATGCAAGTACTCAAATCTTTCCACAAAAGAGTTCATCTGCGCCGTGGTTGTGGGTTCGACTCCCACTCAAGCCTCACATTACTATCTATGTTTGCAATGTTGATTCGGCTTTCTGCCGACCCCTGGGGCATCTGACACCCCACCTTTACTCAATGTTATTGTTGTTTCTCCTCCCTCGCAGGGATGTGCGGGAGGTTTTTACAAGTCTAACCAAACAAAGTTATATATATGATTCGATTCGATTTAATCAGCGGCGAGACCCGCAAGTGGCGGGAGTTCTTCTCCGGGTTTGTCCTCGGTGACGAGTGCACTTTCCCTGCAAAGGACTACAAGGAGGTCGAGACGATCCGCTCCGCCGCCCATCAGTACAATCTCCGCGAGAACAAGGACTTCCGCATCACGGTCAAGTCCAGACCCTCCGAGAGTCCTATCTATGTCACTGTAGCAACCGAAGCAAGATGATGTACACGAAAGAAAATCCGCTTCGATGCTTTTTCGGTTTCGCGGGATACGACAGCCAGGCTCTCGCCTTCGAGCGTCTCAAGGAAATCAACCCCGACTTCGACTACAAGATTGTAGGATGGAGCGAGATTGACCCTTACGCAATCAAGGCGCACAATGCTCTCTTCCCCGAAGCCGCAGACCTCAACTACGGAGACATCTCCAAGATAAATTGGGATGAAGTGCCGGACTTTGACTTTATGACCTACTCCAGCCCTTGCCAAGACTTTTCTAACGCCGGTAAGCAAGCAGGAGGAATTGAAGGTTCTGGCACTCGCTCTTCGCTCTTATGGGAGGTTCGCAAAGCCGTCCTTGCAAAGAGACCAAAGTACTTGATGATGGAAAACGTAAAGGCCTTGGTAAGCAACAAGTTCCTTCCTCTCTTTCATAAATGGGAACAGGAGCTTGCCTCCTACGGCTACTCCAACTACTGCAAGGTTCTCAACGCAAAGGATTACGGCATCCCCCAAAACCGAGAGCGTATCTTCGTGGTGTCCATCCGCGATGATGACCGCAGTTTCACTTTCGGCGAACCTTTCGAGCTGAAACTCCGGCTCAAGGATATGCTGGAGGACAAGGTGGATGAGAAATACTATCTCGACCAGGAGAGGGTCAACAAGTTCATCGAGAACCTTGACGATGACAAGAAAAGACTCCTTGAGGGTGATGACTCTGGGGACGTACTCTCCGACGAGTGAGATGGGGGGGGGCGGGTCTTCTCGACCTTCGGTCTCGCACCCAGCATTATGGCCGGTACCCACGGCTACGGATTCGGTTGCATATTAGTCTATGGCGAAGATAGTCCCGACATTCCAGCGGATGTTTGACGATGGCGTGATTCCGATTAGGGGGGGGGGTCTGGATAGACATCTACAACTCCTCGGTCAACCTTGAGATTGCGGGGACGATACACACGAGAATCAGCCACGGCAACTATTGGTATGTCACAGAAATTAAGGATTCGCCAAGCGACTGAAAAAGGTTACATCGAAGTGTCCCTTGGCGGTGTTTTCGACGGCACATACACATCCTCGCTCACAAGGCGCGGAAGGGTCATAGGGGGGGCGAGATTTGTCCCACCCTCACCGCATCGGGAGAGATTTACCGCTATGAATATGAAGGAGTTACCGAAAGTGATCCCGCTTAACCCGGCACCCAATGGCGCAGCAAGGGGAATCAAGGCTCAATATTGGAAGACGAGTTTTGCTAATTTCCTGCGGACTGGCACTTGGGGAGCAACGGGTGTCATCGTGATAACCTATGAAGAGGACGATACCGATAAATGTGACATTTGACGGATGCGCCTTCACAATCCGTGCGAGGTATGATGGGGCTTGCTTGAAAAGCCTCACGGGGGGGGCGGCTATTATCCTAATACCGGTGTATTAGAAATCTATGAAATATCTGACTACCGAGATACTGACGAGAGAGCGGAGTGAAGAGGAGAAACGCAGACGGCATCTCCACGGGGACAAGGGCGCGAAATTCTCCCTTGGCAAAGTCCCGAAAATAGATAGGGGGGGGGGGGCATATCTGTTGGCATTACCGCTACATTCGGAAGTTACGGATACTGGGTGCTATATGAAGAAATGGACTCGCAAGGACTTTAACATCGTCTATACTCTGCTCCCAAATGGGAATATCAGGACGCATCTGGATGACTACAAGAAGACATCCATCTCCGAGTGCCAGTTCATCAACCCACGAAACATCGCTCCGACCATTATAGCAGGGGGGGGGCATAAAGGTGATAGTCTATGAGGATCGTCCTGCTTGATGACTTCAATCACGAATTGAGGGGGGGGGCAAATTATCGGAGCAGTCCGGCAGACATTCGCCAACCTCGCCTTCACTAACGGATGGAAAATAATAGAAATTCAAAATAACAACGATATGGCAAAGATTTATAGAATCCGCAAGCTTACGGCCAGGGAGTGTTTTAGACTGATGGCCGTGAAGGATGAAGAGATTGACCGCATCCAGGCATCCGGCATCTCCGAGTCCCAGCAGTACAAACTCGCTGGGAACTCCATCGTAGTGGACACCCTCGTCCACGGCATCTATGAAAACCTCTTCCTGAAGGACGGAGTTCCAGACGGACAACTCTTCTGATGACCTATGGAAGACCGGCTCGACCGCATCATCACCATCGGAGAAGCGATACTACTCGCCCTCCAGACACTCAAGCCAAATGCCGAGATACCACTCAATCGCAAGCAAGCGGCACAATACCTCGGCGTCTGTGAATCATCCATCCGAAACTATGCCCGAAGGGGACTCAAGAAGACAGTCGCTAACGGCATAGCAGGATACCTCCCGTCCGATCTCGAAAAATTCCGCAAATGAAAACCCTCGGATACATCTTCGCCACCCTTGGCGCAATAGCCTTCGTCTCTCTTTTTTTCGGTTACTCGCACCAGTTACTTATGGTAATCGTGTGTGGCCTTATGGCCAACGCGCTACTATCGGAAACGGAAAGCGACAAAGAGATGCGAAGGTAGGCTCTTGAGATGGCAGGTACTTGTCGGTACTCGTGAAGCAATTAGGTTGGAATCCCGCGCGTGGCGAGTGCGCCAATTTGTCTTTTTTCCTCACCACGTTGGGTAAAGCCGGAGAGCCTGAAAGACATAGCGGCCAATTCCTTCAAGACTGACTCTCGCCTTCTCAAAGCAGATGGCATCTCGCTCCCTCGGTGTGATGGTCACAACGTCCGGCGGAAGACATCGAGTTTTTCTGTTCCTCGATGTATCACTTTCAAAATAGGGATTAGGATATGCTTCCGTGCGAGAAGATGGAGGTTCGACTCCTCCAGGGAACGCCAACATTCAATACTCATCTTTATGGAATTACAGACTAACAAAAAAGACTTGCAGAAGGTCTTGACCACCGCGTACAAGGCCATCGCCGCCAAGCCGTCGTTCCCGATGATGGAGAACTTCCTCCTCACCATCGACGATGATGCACTCCGCGTCATCGCTACCGACGGCTCTATCACGGTCGAGTCGAGCACCAACGCAACGTGCACCGATGCCGGTTCCACTTGCATCAACGCCAAGCTCCTCCTCGACTCCGTAGCACTTATGCCCGATGATGACATCATCGTCGCCTCCGGCGAGAACATCGCCACCATCAAGTACAAGGGTGGACAGTTTACCGTGCCGTGCTTCCCTACCGAGGACTACCCCGATGTCAACACCGTCATTATGGGACCCACCTCCTCGATGGTGTGTTCCGACCTCAAGGATGCCCTCGGATTCGTTGCACCGTCCGTTGCCAAAGACCAGCTCCGTCCCGTCCTTTGTGGCGTGTACTTCAACCCCAAGGATGGCACGTATGACATCGTGACATCGGATGCTCACACATTGTCGCTCCAGACCGTTCCGTTTACCGCCGACACTCTTGAGCCGTTCGTGTTACCCTCCTCCGCGTCACGATTCCTCGCATCGCAACTCCCAGATGATGACACCGCTGTGCTTTTCTCCGAGGATGATGCCCACGTGTCCTTCGCGTTCGGCAACACCATCATCAATGCCGTAAAGGTCGTGGGCAAGTTCCCTAACTATGAGATGGTCATCCCGAAGGACAACGAGAGCAAACTCACCGCGAATGTCGCCGACTTACTTGCCACCGTCAAGCGCGTATCCACTTGCGCCAACAAGGCATCCAACGCAATCAAGTTCTCGCTTTCCACCCTCGGCGGCGCTACCATCGAGGCGCAGGACATCGGGTTCGGCTGCTCCGCGCGCGAGACGATGGATGGCGTGACCTACAACGGACAAGAGATGGAGATAGGATTCAAGCACGACCTTCTTACCGCACTCCTTTCCGTACTCACCGAGACCGATGTTGTGGTGAGCTTGGACTCACCCAAACGTGCGGTATTACTCACAACGAATAACGAGAGCCGTAAGCAAGTCATCGTGCCAGTTGCTACGGTTGTAATGGGAAACTAATATGGACGCAAAGATTTACCCCGCCCTCGGCAAGATAATGTCCGAGGTTGGTGCTATCGAGAAAGGACAAACCAATACCCAGCAGAACTTCAAGTTCCGTGGCATCGACGACTTTATGAACACTCTCCACGGCTTGTTCGCAAAGTACAAGGTCATCATCCTTCCCTCGGAGACGGAGGCTATCCAAGAGCGCATCGACTACGTTGACGGCTACGGAAAACCGAAGATGCAGTTCCGTTCGCGCATCCATTTCACTTTCACTTTCGTCTCCACCGAGGATGGCTCAAGTGTCACCGCAGACGGCTGGGGCGAAGCCGCCGACAACGGTGACAAGGGTTACAACAAGTGCAAGAGCATCGCACTCAAGTACGTCCTTATGCAAGTGTTCCTTGTCCCGACCGCAGACATTGCCGATCCCGACAAGGAGACCCCGGACGAGATACCCGCAGGAACGCCCGAAACAAGCCCTACAACGCCCACGAAAAGCGACGATAAGGCACAAGCCCTCTCCGATGCTTTGAAAGCAATAGCGGGCGCGAAAACAAGGGCTGAACTTGAGACCACATACAAGAAGTACCTCCCCATCCTTGGACGCGAGGCACGATTCATAACCGCCCTAAACGAGAAAGCAAATGGCATTAAGCAATAAGACAATCAACGGCAAGACACCCGATGAGTTCCTGCAAGACCTCTTTGGCATAGTCAAGTGGTTGTCCATCTTCGCAAAGGATGGCGAGGAAATCTTCGGTGACGAATACCTTGCCGTCCTTGCCTTTGTCGGACTTCCGATGCCATCCCTTGTGGATGCGCTGAATGCGTTGGCGCAAAGGGGCGATGAAATGGTCCGAAAGATAGACTCATCAAGAAAACACACCGATGACCTTATCAAAGGCTTCGGGATAAAACTCGAAGGAGATGACAACATCAAGTCTTGAAAGGAACAAGATATACTTGGCTGATTGTCAAGAGTTTATGCAAAACGGGGGGGGGCGGATTTTGTGATATGATAGTTACCTCGCCTCCATACAACTTTGGCGGATTCAACCGTAACGGAAGGGCGAGGAGTTATGACACATACTCTGATGATATGCCCGATGATGCTTATAGGGATTGGATAAAGAAAATCCTTGAACTGTGCGCCTATTCCCTAAAAGAAGGTGGCACACTTTATTGGAATCACAAAGGACAATGGCGAGACCATACTTATCGTCACCCCTTTTGGGTTATTGACCTTTGTCCTCTTCCTTTAAGACAACACATTGTATGGAAGTATCCGTCGTCCCCAGATGTCGCAAAAGATAAGTTTTATCCACGCCACGAGGAAATCTTTGTATTCACCAAAGGTAAGCCTTATTTCAATGGAGAGATGGCAAGATGGGGGGATGTGTGGGACATATCGCATATCCAAGAGAATAAGCACCCCGCACCGTTCCCTTTGCAGTTGGCAAGGATGGCAATTTTAGCCTCTTGCCCCGAAGGTGGACTTGTCTATGACCCTTTTATGGGGAGTGGCACAACTGCGATTGCCGCTATAAAGGAACGCCGAGATTTCATCGGTACTGAAATATCCCAAAACTACGTTGACTATGCCAATCAAAGAATTGGCATCCAACAATCCCAATACACACTATTCTAATGGAGTTAAATAAAGTTACCAGGGTCGTATTTTACCCTCTCACCCATTCATATATTCTCGACGGTGAGAAGATGCTTATCGGGTGCACGGAACTGATGCGAAAGCAAAATCTTTCGCCCAACTACACGATGGTTGACCAGGAGGTGCTTGACCACGCAGCGGACCTCGGGACACAAGCACACAAGGCTATCGAAGCCTATTGCGATGGACTCCCCATCCCCGAGACACCACTCATCAAGTCGTTCAAGAAACTCGGATTGGACATCATCGCCACCGAGTACCTTGTCTCCGACTTTGAGACGGTCGCATCATCCATCGACCTCGTTGCAAAGGTTGACGAGAACACCGTGGACCTCATAGATATGAAGCGCACATCGTCCGTCCACAAGGACGCTCTCGCCTCTCAGCTTGGCTTCTATAAAGTGTTCTTCGAGGCTATCAACCCCGAAATCAAGGTTCGCAAGTGTTATTGCCTACCCATCAAGAAGGGCAACAAGGATGACATCTTGAAAGACACTTGTGGGAAGCTCGTGGAGATTGAGCCGATGAGCAAGGACACCGTTGACGCGATCTTACTCTGCGAGAAGGAGGGAAGCATCTGGACTCCCGATGCTAACCCCGCCGAACACGAGGTTGCCAACGTTGTCGAGGGATTCCTCTCCATAGGACTCGGTGAGTCGGTTGCATTGCTTGCTAACCTCCAAGCGCAAGTCAAGGAGGTCGAGGACAGCATCGCATTGGCAAAGGAGTCCATCTACAACGAGATGCTATCCAAGGGCATCGACAAGATTGAGGTCGATGGCTTGTGCATCACTCTCAAACGGCCTTATCAGACGAGCAAGTTTGATAGCAAGGCTTTCAAGGCAGACCATCCCGACCTCGCGGACAAATACATCAAGGAGTCGGAGGTCAAAGGAAACATAACTTTCAAAATCAAATAATAATTATGGCTTATCAGCAGAATGACAATTCAGGCAGTCTCTTCCGCAACGAGAAGAAGAACGCCCCCAACCAGCCCGACTACGAGGGCAACGCACTCATCGGTGGCAAGACCTACCGCATCGCCGCTTGGCTCAAGACAAGCAAGAACGGCATAAAGTATTTGAGCCTTGCCTACAACGAGCCTCATCCCGTTCAGCAGACTGCCCCGGCTCCTGCACCTACTCCGCGTCCTGCCCCTGCTCCTGCACCGACATCGCAGGGTCTTGACCCCTTACCTGAAGATCTCCCGTTCTGATGGAGTTCCTGGTCAAAGACGTTACCGAGAGGGAGGCTATATGCGATTACTTGCGTGGCCTCCCCGAAGGTAAATCCTACGATGTATCGGTAAAGTTGCATCGTGGCAAGAGGACAAATCCTCAGAACGCGTGGTACTGGACAATAGTCGGTATCGTGTCAAAGGAAACCGACAATACCAAAGATGTTATCCACCGCTTCTTCAAGAAGGAGTTTATTGGATACGACATCAAGGAGGTTGGTGGCAAGAAAATCGCCATCGTTCGTTCCTCATCGAGTCTTACCACCGAGGAGTTCTCCGAATATCTTGGAAAGGTCGAGGCGTTCGTTGCCCAGGAACTTGGCATCATACTCCCCGACCCGTCATCGAAAATCTACGAAATGATTACAAGAGATGAATGATTCCGATGTTATTCTCAAACTTGAGGGCGGATGGATTTCACGCGAGGAGTTGTCACGGATGTTGGGACTCCCGGATCGTGCCGTCCGAAGTTACATCGAAGACTTGAACACACGCCTCCGCAGTCACGGACGATGTGTCTTGTCAAGTAGTTCACGGCGTGGCTACCACATCCCTAATCCACTTTCGGAAGAAGATGTAGCCATCGCCAATATGGTCCTCCAAGAACTGAAGGCTAAAGCCGTCAGCATTTTTACAAGACGGCAAGCAATCGAGGACTTTATTAAATACGCGCAGTCCGCAAAGGACGCATCGAAAGAAACACAACTAACACTATTCTAAAACAAAAACATTATGGCAACGAAGAAAAATGCAGCACCCGCAGAGGTGCTCACAACAATGAAAATCAACACTATCACCTTCAAGGTGCAGGGCATCGCTCCCCTTATCGTCAACTGCTTCGGTCACGGAGTAGAGGTTCTGGAGGAAGTCACCGATGCAAAGGAAAAGGGACTCAAGAAGGCAGGAAAGGTAAAACCCACGCCGGAGCAGGAGTACGCCAAGACTTTCTACTATCTCTCCGATGGTGCCCGCACGGGATTCCCCGCAGTCGGTTTCAAGTCCGCGATGGTTCGTGCAGGAAAGACTTGTGGAGAGGTTATGGTTGACCTCCGTACCAAGT